TTCCTCATCGTCATCATCCGATTCCTCTTCTTCTTCCTCTTCGGAATCATCATCATCGTCTGATTCTTCCTCTTCTTCTTCTTCCTCGTCATCCGATTCAGAACCAAAAAGGTCTTCGGCTTCTTCGGCGGAAAGCATGATAGGAGCAGGGATAATCTTTACTGAGCCGTCTTCGTACTTAATGATGATTGCACCATTGATTTCTGTTCTGGAAACTTCTTTCAGTTCCACTTCTTTTTTCTTCTTAGCCATTTTCGTAATGTTTAAGTTGGTTAATAATTTATTTATATCACTCTGTTATAAGTTTCTTTACCAGTATGGATTTCTGAGTATACCCAGATTTTAATAATTCCTCCTGAGCAATATTGAATTGTTTTATCTCATCTAGAGTTGTCTTTAATTCTAATTGAGATTCAATTGTTATTGCCTGAGAGGCAAGTTCCTTGTCACCTTGATAAGTGACTATCTTAAACTTCTTACCTGCAAATGGGTTTGCTGGTTGATGTGCTGTGATTTTAAAACCTTCGTTATTATTCATTGCTATATTTAATTTTAGTTATCCCAGGAATACCCACCTTCCCAAATACTTCGGTATAGGATTTGTATTTCCCTTTTATCATTGTTTTATAGTTATCGGATAATCGAATTGGGTAGACCCATATTTTATTTTCTATCATCCTATTTGTCATTATATAAGCATAAGACCTTCTAAATTTAATACTCTCTAATGAAACAAACCCTTGAAATAATAGAGACTTCTTAATAAACCTTTCTTTAGGCAAATACCCTAAAAATTTAAGTGATGCCTCATCGAATATTTCAAGCATATCCCTTTGTGCTTTGATAAATAGTACCTTTTGTATTGGGATGTTCATCTTCTTTCTTAAATATAAAGCCAATGAACTTACCAATGGAGGATACTGCAAGAATAACAGATTGAATTTATTTTTCTCCTCTTGACTCAGCCTGTTGTAAATCCTGTAGGATAGCAAGATTGATTTGTAATCTCTTTTGCCTTGTATACTTGGGAGATATGCCTTGCCGTTGTCCATAGAGTTTGATTGAGTACCTTTCATTGAATTCCTTTTTTCCTTTAGACTTAAAGACTCGGTGCATTTGTACCATAAATCTTCTTCGTCGGTGTTTATCTATGTGATATTCATCGGGCATTATGAACTTCCTTGCTTTTACGAATTTACCCTTAAACCAGAATTTAGTACTACCCTTTTTAAGAAGTTTACCATTCATATCGGATAATTCTCTAATGCCTTGTTTTATAAGTTTCCTCCCAGATATTATATGGATATATTGAAGAACATCTACACCATAAAGATAAACTAAGGTAACCTTTACTTGGTGTCTAGTAAAATATGGTATACCGGTTAGATGTTTCCTATATAATTTCTTTTCAGTAACAATCTTATTGGTAGTATCTGGTCTCCAAGTCCATATATAATATCTATCTGGTCGTATGGGTCCGTTGTTACTTTCCTTTAGTTTTACCATTTATATTCCTCTTTGCCATTCTATACCAAAGATTGATAGATTTCTCATTTGCTTCGGGGAATTTCTTTTTCATTCTCCGAATAACTCTATCAAGTTCAAAACCTTTTGCAGTTAATTCGAATACATAAGATTTCTTTGTACCCTTGATAAGATTAAATTCATCCCTCTCTCTTGGTGGTTTCTTTTCTCGAGGTTTCTTTATCCCAGGAACTCGTTTGGTTCTTCTTTGCCCATTTTCCCCTTCTTCTCCGAGAAACCCAAGCCTTAATCTGGAATTTCTTAATGGGTCATCTTTCGAATACCCAATATTTTCTAATTGCTTATCCATCCAATCGTCATATTTATCAATTAACGATTTATCGGGCTTCTCTTCTGATACATTGATATAATGTAATAAGTCAAATACCCCAGCAGAACAAGCATCAGGGAAAGGCATCCCTAATATTATTGCCTTTCTCTTTAAATCCTTATAAGTCATGTTTCTCCCAGAAGCACCAAGGAAATTTGATTTCTCCTTGGATGGAGCTTTCATGTCTTTTCTACTCTTTTTTGCCATATCATTAATATTTTAAAGTATTCATTTATTTTCTTTGCAAATATAAGAATAAATAATTTAATCTTATCTTATTTCTCTATTTATTTTTATAAAAATCCGAGGTTTTTGCTCGGTTCGCAGCAGTGGATTTAGGTTTTTTAGGCTTTCTCTTGATATGTGTGTTATAAGCCATATCCAATTTCTTAATATTGAATTCTATGTTGTTCACTTGATTATAGTTTACTGCTCTTTCCACACAGCAACGGTACTCTGGCCAGAATTTTTGTCCAAGCTTAACAGATTCGGTTTTAATCATGAACTTAGATACCATAAAACCAAAGGTATCAGCATCATCTTTAGTTTTAAATACATACATGTAGAATCTACTAAATTCATCTACTACTTCATCCAAAGGTCTTACTGGTAACAATAGATAACCATCGGTATATAGGTCCTCAGATATTAAAGCTACCCAATACTTTTTCTTTCCTGGTTTTACTTTATACCTAAACCTTTCCTTGAGTTTAGTGTGCATCCAATCCGGTACTCTATTAAGAAGATACTTGATATATATCTTATCCTTCTTATTCGACCGCCTTTTAAATGCAGATGGCTGTTGTAGCATCCTTGGAAGTATTCTAAAGTTATTCCACCTATCAAATTCAAGAATTAATCTTAGAGTGTCTATGTCCCATTCATCATCAGACTCCTTTAACCTCTTCATGTTTCTCTCTATATTTTTAGAGTTTACCTTTGGGAGTAATTGAGCTGAGTCTCCTGTGAATAAGCTTGCTTCTTTTCTTTTTAATCGTTTCTCTAAACATCCCTCCATATAATCTTGGAAATTCCTCTCACAGGGGCAATCTGGTCGAAAAATAGAAGTGTGTTTCTCAAAAAAATCCGAGAATAGCCTAAAGAATTTCTCAGACCGTTCCCGGATTTCAAGATACTTGTAATGAGATAACTTTAAAATTTCACCAGCTTCCCATGAAGATTTATTTTCTGATAGTTGAAGGAATAATGATTGTTGTTCTTTGTCTATTAAACAACTCCATGCCTTTTGTTGAGCCTCGTTCATCATATTAACTTCTTCTAAAATTCATTATACTATCAATTGCTTCATTGGTAATCTGATTAGGGTCATATTCTCCCTGATTAGCATAAAGCCTATCTGGGTCATGGTTCAAATAAACACTGTAGATAACATTGTCAAAAGGTAGCCATACTTCCATTCTTCCCATTTCTGGGTATATCAGTACTTTTACTCTTTTACAAAGATGGTCAACTTCTAATACTGTGGCATCTACTCCCTCATAGGGATATCCACGTAGTACTAAGTAATCTCCAGGATTCACCTTAACTAAATCGTCAACTGAAAATCTTTTGTTCTCTTTAGCTAACCTCTTAAACCGCCTTACTTCTTTTCTACTGCAAGTAGCCACTAAAGAAAAATCGTCAAAGTCTTCAGCATTATCAATTCTAGCCTTTTTCTTTCTTTGGTGCATTGTCTCGGTATTCCTTAACCAAGTCCTGATTCCTGATATATTCCTACGTAATTTATTAAGGAATGGCCTTGAGAATGCTAATTCTGTTGGCATCTTCATAAAGCCATAATTGAATAACACTGGTACCTCTTCGAATACCATCTTACCTTTTACTGTTTTCCTTAATACGTTTACTGTAGGGATAATTGCCTTGATTTGGTCATACCCCTTTTCCTTGAGTTCCTTATTGATTCGGTCACAGTACTTTCTCTCGATATAAAATATGCAATATGAATATGGGGTACGTTTCTTCATGGCTTAGGAGTTTTTAAGAATTACTTTAGCTTGCTTATGGATTAACTTATAGGGTACATTTAATACCTCGCTAGCCATAAATATCATTAGCGTATTTCCGGGTACTTGGATATACATTACCTTAGTAACATACTCGGCAATAATATCCCCAAGTTTAACACCTACTACAAAGAAAAATTCTTCGGAAGGCATCGAATTATATCTCATACATAAGATAGGTAATTTATTACCTCTCTTTGCATCCTTTGAGGCTTGTTCCCAGAATTTCAGTATATCACAACCCTTATTACCTAAGAGAACATGTTCAAACTTAATCTCTTTATAATTCTTACACTCAATAGATATTTTACACCTATGAGCATGTCTTTCATCTGTACAAGTTAAATCGGAAGTGGAATCCTTGTTTGAATGCCAAGCTCCACTTCCGGCTCTATTTCTTTCAAATTTAAACCCGGTCCATTTCGTAAAAAACCCGGCAATTTTTCTTTCAAATCGATTTCCTTTATTCTTACTATTCATGGTGTATTGTATTTTTATATACCATTATAGTAATTGGTACCTACTCAGGCCTTGAGTCTTTTCCACTTGCAGGATTTTGGTATTACCGAGAGGAAGTGAATCCAAGTGGGTTATCAAGAATAGGGTTTTCTCTTTGAATATGTGACGTATTAATGAAGTAACTACTTCTACATTATCCGAACTCAAGGATTCAAATACTTCATCGAGGAATGCTAAATTAATACCCTTAGATGCAGTAAGGGCTTCGTTCATTGCAAATGCCATTGCAACATTACATAATTGTTTTTCTCCTCCTGAAAGTTCATCATAATCAATTATTTGCCCATCTCTTTCAATAAGAGTAACAAATTCTTTTCTAGCAGTACCCAAATCTATATTAAATTCAATCCTAAATCCCAATACCTCTGAATACTTATCAAGGCATTTATTTAAGAACTCAAGTGATGAATCAAATAGATAAGCCTTAATCCCATTATTACCCAATGGGTCATTAATTAACCAGTTATAATTCTCTAACTCTAACTCTTTATTATGAAAGTCCTCATCAACCTTTCGTAAGTTTTTCCTAATCTCCTTAAGTTTTTGTTTATACTTGGGAGACATGACCTTAAGCTTTTCCTGTTTGAGCTTAGCCAAATCTTCGTCAATAGAAGCAATGTCAGAAGCAATATCATCACAATCGGATTTTAATTTCCTATATCTATCATTTACACTACTAAGTTCTTCTAATCTCTCTAGAGCCTCTTGATATTCTTTATCATATTTGTCAAGGTCAGAGAACGCTTTATATATTGATTTAGCATCACGTAATGCACGTTTGTAGTGACCAGCTTCTAACTGTATTACTAATTCTTTAATTACCCTCTTAAGAGGTACATTTGATAAATTCTTTGCATCTTTTATCTTACCTCTTAAATCAAGGATTAGTTCATTTTGTTTCTTAATCTTTATCTGAAGTGAGGCATCCACTTCATCCTTAATTTGTTTTTGTTTCTCAATCAGTAACTTAGTTAGCTTTTCTCTATCTTGCTTTAACTCTCTTCTTTCTTCTTTGATTTTTTGCTTGAAAGATTTTTCTCTATCTCTCATATCGAAGTAAGCCTCCTTGTTAGCCTCCAATTCTTTCTTAAGCATTTGAGACTCATGCTCTACTTCGTTTATTTGAGATACCAGGTTATTTTTATCTTGCAAGGCAATTCCTTTAGCAAGGTTTAAAAACTCTAAATCAAATACTTCTTCGAATATCTTTTTCTTGTCTGAATTAGACTCTTGTATAAGCCTCCTTATACCCTGGCCAAACATAATTGAATTCATGAACAGAGTATATGACAAACCTATTTCTCTGTTTATGGCATCTTGTATTTTACCTTTCCCTTTTATATCAATGACATCACCATCCTTGATAAATATAAGTCGGTCTTTACCTTTAGCCCCATCATCAAGTACTTCATCATACTTTTGACATCTTATTATCTTATAAGTATGTGAGTCTTTTTGGAAGTATACTTGTACTCTTGTACCCTTATAATCTTTAGGTCTTACTGGTTTCCAGGTATTTACCTCAGAAACTCCTTTTAGATTCTTCCCATATATTGCCCATACCAAAGCTGAAAGGATAGTGGATTTCCCTTTGCCATTCGGGGCTTTGATTAGTATGGTACATTGAGTATTCAATAACAAATGTAGGGATTCTATTGAACAGAATCCCTCTGCATCCATACTTAGAAATGTTAACATGATTCAGCTTTTTTAAGTGTTTCTATTAAAAGATTGGTTTTAACCTCATCTTTAATACCTTTCTCTTTTAGATATCTCTTTGCTAGAGACTTCTTAGAAAGTTGCTTAGTAATCTTATGTTTGTTATTAACTGGAATACTAGCTTTTTGAGGAATTACCGTATAATAATTGCCATCATCCTTAATATCCTCTTCCCTTTCTACATCGATGAACCTTGGGAAATTTTTCAAAGGTACAAACTTCAGAGATAAATCCTCATAGATTTTCCAATACCCCAATTCACAGTCCCTATCAGTTCTTCTCTGATGATTGGGGGCTCCTATCATATAAACCTTTTTTGATAATCTCTGGGGTTTGTGTATATGCCCACATAATACTAAATCGAATTTATTGAGAACATTCACATTTAAATTTTCCACTGAATCTATCTCTCTACCATCCGTATCTTTTGCACCAGGATAATCTGTGTGTAGTAAAAGAATGTTCTTCTTACTTTTATCTAATTCTAATTTCTTTAAGTATTCACTTAGACCCACATTATTATCAATATAAGGAACCCCATACACCATAATATCTTTATATGTGGGAGATAGTTGGGTTTTTTCATAATCTAATATCATTATACCGTACTTCTCTACTTGATAAAGCCAGCTAAAGGGTTTAGTACCAATCTTACTTATCTTCTTGATATCATGGTTCCCGGATATGGCATATATCCAAAAACCTTCGATTAGTTCGTTATAGCATATCTCTGCTAATTCTTGGTCCATTGTTTCGGCTTTATGAAATAGATCTCCACAAAATAATGCAGGACAGTTAAACCTTCTACATAATTTCCGTATAGTCGACAAAACCCTGAAACTATTCAGGGTCCTGTGATTATTATCATTGAACTTAGCCCAAAGATTTATGTGTAAATCTGAAAAGGCTATTGCTATTATTTCTTTTCCCATATCCTATCAATATGATACCATATTTGGTTTAGTCTAGTACAAAAATCAAGGTTCTCTACGCATACTGTGGGTATTTCCCAATTTGCAAGTAACTCACTCATAAGAGAAGATATCTGAACTTGAAAGAATCTGTTCATAATTCTCTTCTTATTATCTTCCATTGGCCATTCATGATAAGTACTTAAGTTTAATGGGAGAAATATTGCTAAATCACATTGATTTTCCATCAGTTCCCTACATTGACAAAAGAAATGTTCCATTTCACATTCGGGCATATTTCTTGATTGTTTATACCAGAAATAAGCAGCTAAATCCGCATAACTTCTATCAGTTACAAAGTTCTCTTTATCCCTGAATAACTTGTTTCTTAGGTTTAACAATTGAAAATCCGATTTATACATTGCTTCGGAACCTAAAGATAATATTTCATTGTGAGATACACCCTTAGTAGCTGGCAATAAATCCGACATACTACCAGATATAAATGGTATATCATATTTCTTAGCTACGGCTTGTGCTAAAGTGGTCTTCCCTATACCAGAAGGACCTACAAACATAATTCTCTTACTCATGATGTAATTCTTTAAAGGGTTTTATAAATTCATTTGTCAAAAAGGATGCTAAAGAGTATTCGATACAAAGCTCTTTGAATTTCTCATACTTAAATCTCTTCTTTGACTTAAGTGGTAACTTGTCCAATGGATTATGTCTTACAAACCAGAAAAGGTCGATTAACTGCTCATTCCTTTTCCATATTTGAAGATATTCTTTGTTCTTACTCTGGGCAATAAACTTCTCAATTCTACCATCATCAAGGATTTTTCTTGCCTTTACTGGTCCTATACCCGGGAACCCTGGAATATCATCAGAGGTATCTCCAACCATGGCAAGATACTCTACAGTTTCATGAGAATGGTAACCGAATAATTCTTTGCAGTTATCCATTCTTATCATCTCATCTTTTCTGGGATTATATATCCTCAGGTTATTTGATAGCAACTGGTTAAAGTCCTTATCTGATGATATAAGTATCATTTTCTCGGATTGGAATTTTTTAATTGCAAGGTATGCTAAGAAGTCATCCCCCTCATATACTGTGGATTTCTTTTTATCAAAGATATAATTAATTCTTAGCATACCCAGCATTTTCATTATAATTGCCTTTTGCTTTTGCAATGATTCGTAATCTACAGATATATTTTTTCTATGTCCCTTGTAATTGGGCAATAACTTCGTCCTTACTGGTGAATGACCATTATCGAATGAAATATAAACCTCATCCGGTTCGAACCTTGTAAGATACATATGTAGAGATTTGAAAAATCCGAATATTGCCCCACTCGGTTTGCCATCGGTAGATTTAAGTTTTTCGAACTTATGAAAAGACTGATGGAGAATATTCTCTCCATCAATCAGTAATATTGTTTTCTTGCTCATCGTCCAAAATCTAATTCATAAAGTGAAACTTCTTGAATCTTTTCCTCTCCAAGATATACATCTAAATAATTCTCTGGTTGGCTATAAGCATCTAGATACCTAACCCTAGATTCCATTCTCAAATTTTTCTTAAGGTACTCTTTAATTACTTTCTCTATACCTTCTACCTCTTTCTTATTCATCGTCTTCCTCCTCCTCTTCTGAATCTGAATAGTTTTCATATTCTACACCATCGACTGGGAATAGATTTGTTTCTATTTTCTCCAGTTGCTTTTTAGTAGTACCTATGGTATTTACTCCGGCTTTCCGTAAAAGTTTTCTACGAAGTTCATCGTCTTCTTCCAAAAGCTTTTGGAATTTCTCTTCCCCTCTTGCAAGAGTTTTACCTTTCAATTTATACCCACCAGTAGTTTTTTCGATTACATCGGTATCTACCAATACATCTTCTAAAGCATAGCATCTGTCAAACCCGACTTCGTGGAATTTAGGATTGAAATATACAGGGCATTTGCTGATTGTAGGTCGAGGAGGAGCAACTTTATTTTTAATAAGTCTGATAGTGACAAGTTTCCCAGCTTTCCTTTCTTTCCCATTTTGTTTAATGGTAACAGACCTTCCTGAATAGAAAGCAGCTCTGATTGAAGCGTAGAACTTAAGTGCTGCACCTCCTGTAGTTGTTGTGTTATCTTTTCCAAATCCGACATTCAAAGCAGTTCTTAATTGGTTAATATATATCTGAGATACTCCCAGTTTGTAGAATAATTCACTTCTGATACGGAAGTATTTATAAAGAGCCTTTGCTCTACCTCCCATTTCGGCTTTACCATCAACCATCTTAGCATCAATATTATCCGTACAGTCGGTTGCTGCAATAGAATCGATTACCAGAAGTATCGGTTCATTGTGGGTTAATTGAGAACGTAAATATATTGCTAAGTCTGCTACTACATCTGCAATATATTCAATACGAGTATCATTAACAATGGTTACTTTTGCAGGGTCTACTCCATTAATCTCTGCCCAGGAGTTCATCCAGGATTGTTCTGCATCTACCCATATTACATGACCACCAAGTTGTTGAGTAGCATAAGCAAAGTTATAAGCTACCAAGGATTTACCAGATGATTCTTCTCCAGCAATCTCTACAATTTTACCATAAGGAATACCCTTACCGAATAAGTAGTTCAAAGCAAAGAAAGTAGATGGTATATATAAATCGGTATCAGTTACTTCTGAAGCTAATTTAATCATACTCCCATATTTCTTTGCCATCTCATTTGCTGTTGGTACTTTTAAACCAACCTTAGATTTCTTTGCCATAATGTAATGTCTTTAAACTAAAGAAGGCGATAATAGAACGAATCTAATTACCGCCTTCGAATGAAACCATATTACTAACCCTTAAATATCCGATTTGTATTTTCTTTTCTTTTTCTTAGGTTCATCATCTTCCATGTAATGGTCTTTGTGAACTCCCTTTTTCTTTTTCTTCTTGGATTTATCATCCTCATCATCATCTCCATGGTCTTCATTTAGATACTGTGAAAGCAAATCTTCCAACTCATCATAGGATTTTATTTGAGAACGAACTATCCCCTCAAGGTCAATTGTACCCTGATATTTCTTGTCCAATTTAGTTGGTTTGCAAGCACGGGCAGAATAAGTAGTATCTAGTTTACCAGACCCGGAACGAATTACCTTGATATCGTATCCAGTTTTTGGATCTGTCATATCACCTGCCTCATCTTCATCAAGGTAAAGGTCAATGATATCCTGGTATACTGAGCGAGGAACTAAAACTCCCTTATCTTTGCCTTCGTAATCTACCTTACTACCCTTTTCATCTGAGTAAATGATACCACCGATAACATATCTTCTTCTTGGTACCAGGTTCTTGGCAAGTTCCTTGTCATCTTCATCCTTGGAGTTTTTCAATTCTTGGTATTTCTCCATGAATGGGCAAGGTTCATCAAAAGTAGCCGGAGATATAACTCCTCCCAAATTGCCACCCAGGTAGAATTGAATAATTTCGATACCCAATTCTTGGTCATCACCCGGAGATTTAATTCTCATCCTCAGTGTTCCTTCTTTTGGATATACTAACCCACTACCATTTCCCTTGGATTCTAGCTGTTTCTTTCTAGCTAGCATCTTTTCTTTTGTAGAAAGTCCCTCTGATGAAACTTTCTTTTTCTTCTTGTCTTTTATCATAATGATTAGTTTTAATTATTCGGTTCTGAGTAAACTACTTCGTTCATACTCAATACGGTAAGAACGTTTTTCTCTAAAAGTTGTTTGAGAGCAGGAGATAGTTTGTCCGTTTCGAATTCAAGTTCTTTACCTGCATACAAACCATAGGTAACTATTCTACCTACAGCAACCAATTCTCGGTAGGTTTTGTATTCTTCAGTAATTTCTCCACTCTTTACTACAACCCCTTTACGAGGAACTCCCTCTTTTACTTGTTCAGGGATAATCAAACCAGATTTAGTTTGGTTTACCTCCTTGGGAGATAAAATAAGTACCCGGTTTTCTGTTGGACATCCGGGTAATTCTTGATTAAATTTCTCAGCTACAAGAGGTGAGATAAATGTCATTGAATAATTCATATTCTAATACTGTTTTTAAAAGTTAGTAATTGTTTATAGTTCAATGGGTTAACCTTTTCTTAGGTTCGCATTAATAGTTCTTAATATATTTTCGCGTGACTCATAGCACTTACATATAGTTATGAACTTATTTGCTTTTTCTACAGCTTTCAAATACCTCTCATTGATAGAAGAGTATTTCTTGTTAAGGTTTGCCTTATGAGATACGTATTCATTATTCCATCTTTCATTAGCATCCTTATAATATAACCAAGCATTCGAATAAGCTTCTTCTTTTTCCCTTGCTAGAGCATCTCGTTCTTTTATATACTTATCTCTCAAAGAAGCAAGTACATAATAACTAGAAGGAGATTCTCGTAGCTGAGAGTTAATGATATTCTCATTGATAGATAATTCTTTTTGAATATCAATCTCAATAAGTTTACCTTCAAATTTAACCTTTAGTTTTTTCAGTTCCGTCTTCATAAACTTCTAATAGGTTTTTAAAGTCTTCTTTACTAAATTCCCCCTTACTTATTGCTTTAGTTACTTGAGCAAAAGCCATTTGATAAGAGAGTTTCATACCTGGCAAATTAAGAAGAGATTTATAGATGCTTATCTTATCTACCAAAGCCATTAATCTTAAGTCGCATAAGTTATCAGTACCACCTCTATCGAGTAATGCTAAAAATGCAGCCCAATAAATATGGGTGGCATCTTCATAAGCAAGTTTACCATCCTCATCCGTAGCCATTACTTTAAAAGCCAATCCCTCTAAAGTAGTAAGATTAGTTTGTACTTGAGATAACTGAGTCTTTAATCGGTTAAGTAACATTTTTTCTTGTCCACTCAACCTTAGATTAACCACATCTAAATACTTAAGTAAATTTTCGATAGAATAACCTAAGCAACCTGCAACCATATAAGTGAGGGCAGTTAACTTACTTGCATTATCAATCTCTTTCTGTGTTGCCATAATTCCATAAATTTATATTATTTATGTAGACATAGTATCTTCTCTTTTCGATTCTGTAATGGTAGATACTGAATCTGAATGCTTTATATTAGTTTTACAATTAGGACATTGTACTATCCTAAAATAATCGCCCGATTTTTTATAAACCCCAAAAGTTTCACTATTGTCATATTCAAATTCGCAATCACATATTGGGCATTTAGCCCTCCATACTGTGGGTCCGTTCAAAATCTTTTTCATAACGTTTTCTTTTCTTAATATATTTATATACTAACATTGGTGATATCTCATACTTCCTAGCAAGTTTTGCTTTTATCATACCAGTATCATACTCATAAAGTAATTGAAGTATATCGGGTCTACTTAACTTTGTATCTGAAAATTTAAACCTACCCTCTCTAATACATTGTTGAGTATTTTCCTTAGCAGTACCCCAATATAAGTTCTTATAATGATTATGAGTTCTTATATTATCCTTATGACATACATACTTATGATTATTTGGGTTTGGTACATATACTAATGCTACTAATTGATGAATGTTATAAGTATACCTATATCCATTCGTATCCCTAATAGAAACTATAACGTATCCGTTATTTTTAATTCGATTAAGGGATAATTTTACCCAACCTTTACCCTTATAATTAGAATATACCTTACCATTCTTGGTAACATGGTAATTAGGGCAACCAATGCAATCTAAGTTTCCCTTTAAAATCTTCCTCATACTGCTTTATCTCTTTACTAAACAATTTAGGATAATCCTTAATGATTACATTCTTATACTTCTTATGTTCTTCCATATACTCCTCTACTGAGAAATCTGGTTGAAGCATCTTTCTATAATCATACCCAGGAATAAAAGGTAATTCTTCTGCCATTGACCTACCAATAGAGAAGTCCATTGACATATCTACATCATCCACTTGAAAACCAAAATATTTCTTAGTACTAGGGTTTCTCAATATATCCCATATTTTAAAAACAGTCCAAGTATTAATATATTCAGGCTTTGAGTAAAAATAGGCTGCATCATGAACAGTTGCTACTTCAAGCATACGTGGTAATTTACCTTGTCTCATTAACCAATAAACAAGAATAGCCCCAAAGTTGGTCATATTTGCTGCAGCACCTTGACATGGGAAATTAAGTCCCAAACGAATAGCATAAGCAACTTCTTGTTTGTCGTTTGAGTATATCTGGGGTAATCTTCTCTTAGTACCAAATAACTGAGTATAATACCCATGCTTACGAAGGAATTTCTCTTGTTTCTCTTTAAACTTAAGTATCTTTGGATGTTTCTTAAAGAACTCATCCATCTCCTTACGAGCTTCTTCCTTGGTAACTATAATACCAGCTTTTGGGTCTGATAATTTTACTGCTAGCAAAGCATCCCCAATTCCATAAATAAGTCCAAATGCAATTTGCTTTGCTTGCTTTCTTCTTACCTTCCAAAGCTTATGGTCGGGATGACTTTCATCTTCATATATTTTACTGGCTTCCTCAATTGGAACCCCATATTTTGCTGCTGCTATACCAAGGTGAGGGTCTACTCCCTTAGCAAAAGCTTCCAGATAAGTTTCATCACCAGATAAATGAGCCATCATTCTTAACTCTGCCTGTGAGTAGTCAAATGCCATGTATAAATAACCTGGAGGAGCTACCAATTGCTTCTTGATATTTGGGTCTACTGATGTCTTAGGTATCTGCTGCATATTTGGGTCTGCAGAACTAAACCTATTAGAGTCAGTACCATGTATATTATATCTACCGTGTAATCGGGAATCATCCTGTACCTTTTCCCACCACCCATAAATATAGGTCTTATACATTTTCTCTAACCCTCTTAGTTCGAGAAGTTTATCCAAGAATATTGCCTTAGGTGAATCAGGTTTTTTAACTGTTAACCTTAAGTTAGTAAGAGTTTCCTCATCTGTACTTGGTTTACCAGATTCATTATCTTTAATTACATCGAAATGAAATCCATCCTCTGAATACATTAACTTAGGCAAATCAACTGGACTACCAAGGTTAATAGGTCTTATTAATTCCTGTTCCTTTTTAGTTGTGAATATACCTGCCTTAATATTAGATATTTTCTGTTCCCTTGATTCAATCTTTCGTTTGTCTTTTGGGTCATTATAATCTAACTCCTCAAGTTCAGCTTCGATAGATTGAATGTATTTATCAATCTTTTCTTGGTTGTACTTCTTTTCGAATTTCTTTACTCTTGGCAAGTCATATATTGCTTGTCTAGCGGCATCTATTTTTGGTTTATATTCTTCCAGAAGCTTTTTATTGAACTTGGTATCTAGATATAATCCCTCTTTCTCTACGGATGTAAGTACTCGTGAATTACACATAAATAAATTACGGAATACCGAATACATACCCAAGTCAATCAACTTCTTTTCAAAGAATAGCATTAACCTAAGAGTATAATCCGTATCTTGACATCCATAATGGCAAAGTGGGTCTAATTCCTTTTTATCCCAAGGTATCTTATCAAAGGCATCTTGCTTTTCATAATTACCATACTCAGGCAAATACCTTCTTACCATTGATTTCAAGTCATGAGGTTTTTCCTCATTGAGAACATATTTAGCAAGCATCCCATCTAAACACGTACCTCTGTAGAATATTTGATATTTCTGGTTTATCTGGTCATCAAACTTCCAGTTCCATGCAACCTTTACAATGTCATAATTCTCGATTACCTCTTCCCCAAATTTCCTTAGCATCTTTTTCCAATTCCAACCGGGTGAAGTATAACCTTTTGTTTCGAAATGGTCTAAAGGAATGGAAGCACCAAAACCTGGCATCCAGGATACTGAGAGTATAGTTGGCTTAAAACCCTTATTATATATAGGTTCTGCATTTGTTTCATAGTCACAGCAAGCATAACCTGTAGCTTTACAACAAGCAATAAGTTTCTTAAGCTCTCTCTTGTTTCTTATTATCTTATACCGTGTCTCCATATTTAAAAAATAGAAAAAGGGACATACCCACCAGTAGTAGATACATCCCTCATTATTAGTATTTCTCTTGTAAGTCTTCCAGATTAGAAGCTAATGCTATCCAATCTTTCTTATAAGCATGAAGAGAATCAATAGTGTGATATAGGTAACCAGGTTTTACTCCTACCTCTTTAGCTACGTATTCCATAAGTCTCCATGCAAGATATACGTCATTACCGAAATGGGTTATAAAATCTGAACTTCTTTGATGATAGCAAATATGTAATACCCTCTCTCCTTTACCATTCTGACGTATAAGGAAATCATAATACATAGAGCAAGGAATACGTTTACTACCATCAAGGAATCTTAAATCTGTACCATGGAATATAGGGAGTACTGCCTTACGAGTATCATTATCCCTTTTAAGAAGCTCGATAACCGATTGCATGGCAGAATCACAATTAAATGATGTACTACCATACGATAACTGATTCCAAATACGTTCTGGATAGGTATAATCAAATCTACCATTCACCAAGAACTGTTCCCATAAATCTTTTCTCAGTTCCCAAGCTTTACCAGGATTTAATTCATACCAACCAATTCTTTCCTGAAATTCAGCATCTGCCCATTCCTTTGAATGTGAGAATACAAATAACCATACTGGGTCTCCGAGTGAAGTTAAACAATATTGTTGGCAAATGAGTTCTTTTGTAATAAAATCCTCATTACCTTCAATTACTTTGTTCTGATAGGTTTTGGGTTTTACCAATTGCCCATAACTGTTGAGTTCTCTGCCAGTTTCTGACATTAACTCAAAGCTGTTTGAATAAATCCTCATATAGTATAAATTATTTAATTGTATGACATTGTAAAATTAACCCAGGTCATATGCCAGTAGCGGTATACAAAATGGTCAAAATCCTCTATCTCTTTTATTAACAAGGGTATATCGGGTTCTTTACCGTTCTTTTTAATCTCAAAAACTTGGTAATAGAATTTGTTTACTAATCCTATACGCTTCTGATTTAAAAATTCCTTAGCTTCCATTGTTCTTTTGTTTTAAAAGTTTCTTCTTATATGCTTTACGTTGAGAGTAAGAAATTACATTCTCCGGATATTCTATATCCTCATATTCAAGAAGTAATTCTTTTGCTTTCATTGATTTATATGTTTCTTCATATAAATCTGGTCTGAGCACTTTAAAACTTCTAAAGAATACCTTGAATGAAGAGAATTCCTTCTCTGTACCCTTTTGGAATTTCTTCCATATCTCTTTTATTCTCTTATTCCAAGCATTCTCTTCTGCCCCCTTAAGTACCTTCTTCAAAGGTTTATGGGTATGATACATTAGAAGTGTCTCCACATTTCCGTACATTTGAGTCGCAAATAGGTTGATTTGTACTGACTGGTCCGGCCCATATACGTACTCTGACATTCGTTGAATTAATAGGAAATCGAATATTAACCTCTTGGTAATCTCCGAAGCCCGAACTACCATTGTAATAACTGGGATGTCTTCCCCGAATCGTTTTGAAAAAGTCGCAGCTATTAGACATTGTTTACCGTTATCATGGTGATTGTTAAACATATAAGTTATATTGTAATTCTGATTATACTTATTTCTCAGTACTCTCAGTTTACTACGCAACAAGTCAAGCTTATTAAAGTCTATGTAGTTATTCAATAAGCTAGTCCACTTAGTTTCTTTGTAATTGAAACATCTCCCATAATCAAATTCTGGGTCTACCCATGCTTTTCGTATCTTTATAAATACATTATACACTACTGCTACCCCACTATTAGCCATAGCTCCTTTCCCAAATAGGATTGGGTCTAATCTTAGGAATCCCTCATTGAGTTTTTCCCATGCTTCTTGTGAGGTAGCAAATTCTAACGAATGGAGGGACTCCTCCGGATTAAGTTGAAGTCCCTCTAATTTATGGTTCCATCCTGACATGTTAATAATTAGTTTGTTGCCTCCATCTATTGAGACGCTGTTTTTTAAAGAATAAACTGAATAACCCTTGGTCTGTGAACCCGTTCAATGCAAGGAATCCCATATATAGGTAGAAAGCTTTTACCAGTGATTCCTGAAAATCTATTTCTTTAGTCATCACCTGAGTTTGTTTCCAAGGTCTACATTTAAGGAAGTTCCTTGCTTTGTTTAATTCATATATCACTTCCCATAAGTATAACTTCTCGTTTTCATGAGATATTTCGCTCATCTCATGAAAACCTGGGGTATAAGAAACCACTTTGTCCCATTCTGTTCTATCTATATCCATAGGAGTTATTATAGGATATTTCCTTACGCTTCGATGATCCGGGTACTTGATAAGTAGTTCTTTAACTCCGATTGCCATTACCTCAAATAAGTTCTTTGCATCTCGGTATTTTAGTATATCCTCTGGCAATATATTAGAATACAAAAGCAAAGTAAAGAAGAATCCCAAAGCATCTGCTTGTTCTTCATTTGCATTGGCTAGATGATTTAATACCTGAGTATATTCATCTGAGGTTAAACAATCATTGTTCCACCCATATTCCTGATAGATAGATACTACTGCATCTGTAGATTCGAATCCCTCGGTTAGTTCCTCTATAACCCTACCAATAAAGTCTTTAAGGATTGACTGATTAGTGGGATTATTCACACCCAAAGGAGCTTCTGGCAATTTTTCTATTTGCCTGTAGCCTTCAAATTGTTCTATTCCAAGAGAATACATCTCTTGTAACTCAGTACCCTCTTTGATTGAAGGTACTGATTCCTTTATATTTCTTATATCCAAAGTATACTCCTTTCTTATGAATTTCCTGATGAGCCAAAACCTTTTCCTCCTCTACTTCCCCACATTTGAGATTCGGTATAGAATTCTTCTTGCTGAATTTCTTCTGGCTCGGTGATATAGATAGGTACATGAATAAATTGTACCAACTTCTGCCCAGCTTCTATAACCTGAATTTCTTGAGAAGTGTTATATACTCCAATGTGTATCTCTCCAACATAGGGAGAATCTACTATCTCGGCAGTAAAGATTAATCCTTTCTTAGTAGCTATACCAGATTTGTTTGCTGCCATTAGCATAGATGCAGGAGGTTCAAGCAATCCCATGATACCTGATGGGATAAGTATACGATGGCCTGGTTTTAAAGCTATATGCCTTACAAAAACTTTACCGAATGGGATATCTAAATCATATCCTTCGCTATCTGCTTCATTCTTAGGATGAATATCCTCTGAAGTTAGGTTGATTGGTACATAAAAATCTAACCCAGCATCATTTGGGTTTGCTCTGTTGGGAGATACTACCTCCCTTACTTTGATAAATCTGAATCTGTTCATAATATATTGCATTTACGTAAAAGTTGTCCAAAGGTTAATTTCTCGGGTCTAGAAACATGTACTCCCAATGAATTACACATTCTGATTACATCGGTAGAACCTTCCATACACAAATTAGCAAGTACATCACTTTGCTTTACAAAATAGTTTGGGTTGTTAAGGTATATCTTGAACATAGCCCATATCATCTCTATTGGTTTCATTATTTAATACACTCTTTATAAAGTTCTCTAATACGTTTTCTGGGTACTTCGAATTTCTCAACTGTCTTTGAGATAATTTCTTTTCTGTCTTTTCCTTTCCGAATCAAGCCTCGGATGTATTTCTTGATACCAACCGTATCTTCTAATACATCCAAATCTTTGTATTGATTCTTCTGTTCTAGCTCTTTCCTTGTGATATTCAAGTTCTGAGACATCTTGAATGCACATAATTCTGAGTCTCCGCATAGCTTACACTCTTTAGTTGATAGGTCATACCCAATACCGAAGCAAACATCACCATTAGTTCCCAACTGAGTTAAATCTATTGGTGTAAGTACATCATGTTTTGATAAATCAGGAAGTTGTTTCTTTTTCTTTGCCATCTCATTTTTCTTTATAAATGTATATGTTAGTAATATCATCTAGGGTTACATATGAATAACCAATGTTATTAATAAATAGTTCCCTGAGTTTAGATAATTCTGGGCAAGATTCTGGGTCAGTAGTATCTTGTTGTAATTCGATCTCTAATCCAGATCTCCAATATAAACTAAATGAATGGGTATAAACATCCAGGGTATATCTCCAGTGTTTAATAGGGGTTACCCATACCAAATCCCTGCAATTGAATACATGTTTGGGATTACTGGCAGGTGGGTTCATCCAATTTAATATTCGGTCTATCAGTTTCATTATATATTGTTATTTGGTTTCCTTAATAATATCCAGCAGTAGATACCTGATGCGGATATTTGTATTATTCTATATCCTTCCGATTGTAATTGTATTAATCGTTCATCAGTATCTTCCCTGATACATATAATTTTATCTTTATTCATAATGCCCGTATGCTTATTAGGATGTAATTATTTCCTCCTACGGAGAAAAGTAATTACTCATAGTACTTCTAGTTAACTCTGAATAAGGCTATGGTTAGGATGTTTCTTCCATAGTTTGTCTAATAAGATTACTTTCAATTCTTGTCTCTGATAATATTGCTTCCTATGTTTTCCATGCCTATCTAAATAATTACCAGGATAGTGAAGGTCATCAAGGTACACTTTCTTTTTCGATTTATCGGTTCTTACCAAACGACCAAGGAACTGAATAGATTTTTCTTGACTATCCATACTTGCTGCGTTAAGCAAATACCTTAGCTTAGGAAAGTTTTTGCCCCGAGCAATGATTGTAGTTGATACCAAGATATCAATTTTGCCGTCCCTAAAATCTTTCATTATTTGTTGTCTTAATTTAGATTTGGTATTAACATGCACATAGGCAATATTATAGGCATCGCCCAGTTTCTTTTTAAAGAATTTATATAGATTTTCACAATGTGCAATATGCTTGCAAACTACGAGAGCAGGATATCTGCCTTGATTAATATTCCATCGTAATCTGGAATATGCCATTAACCAAGCAGTATAACTGTTAGTAATCGAATCATCATATATCTCTTTATAAGATATACAATCGGATTCCCAATTCCCATACCAGGGTTTACCTGGTACCATCTTTACTACAGTTTTAGTTGAATAACCCTTCTTAATAGAATCCCTAAGTTTAAACTCGGCAAGTACCTTACCAAAGAAACATTCAAGATTCATATTCTTAACTTTATCTTTAGCAAGCTTACTCATATAGATGGTACCAGATAGTCCTATACGAATACGAGTATTGAATAACCGGGTGATTACATTCTGATATTGCCTACTGCCCCCTTGGTCAGCTTCATCTATAAGTACCATATCTATTTGAGATAACTCTTTTTGATAGAACCTCATATTACGAGAAATAGATTGAACCATACCTATTGTGAAGTTACTCCAGTTTAAAACTTTGCCTTGAACAAAAGTGATATCCTCTCCGGGTAGATATTGCTTAAATTCTTCTCTAGCTTGGTTTAACCAATCCGAGTCATTAGTTATTAACAAAGTCTTCAACTGCTTCTTATAGGATAAATACAAAGACGACATAATAAGAGTTTTACCTGCATTAACCGTGTAATCCAATACTCCGATATGAAATGGTTTACCTCCAATCGTATTATTAATTACAGCCTTGACTGCTTTCTCCTGTTCTGGTCTTAATTTATATTTGCCTATCTTCGTAACAACTTTACTGACTTTAGGTAAAGGTTGACGCATATCTACAACTTTAGGTTTAATTCCCATCTCAATACACATATCGTATACCTTAGGAAGCAAACCTATTTTAAATTGACCAGTCTTGGTGATGTAGTGAATCTTACCATCCCAATTCTGCATACCTCTTTGCCTTGTACGTAAGTAGAAAGCATTTGGATGTCGAATGGCAAACTCATTATAAAGTTTCTGTGCGAACTTAAGAGGTAAGTCGAGTTCACACATATTACCATTCTGAATAATTATCTTACTCATCTTCTGTTTCTATGTAAAATGAATTACCACAAGAACATTCGGCATATACTGATAGATTATTGTCTATAGCATTTACCACTTCCTCTTCGGATAATATATAGCATTTACCACAACAAGGACACCATGTATAGGAATTGCCCGAGATATAATTATCTCGGGATTCTTTATATATAATTGCTACTTGACTCATATTACTTAATGATTACAGTTACTCCCTTAATACCTTTATCTACTCCCATAGCTTCCTTGATGAGTTTAATGTGATGTTCTTCATCAGCAATCAGTTTATTCAACAAATACATCACATCATCATAATCAGCACGTTCACTATACAAGGCTAGATTATTCATAATCTTTTTATAATTGCCAATGGTTTCTATCTCAGAATTCCAAGCAATCTTCAAAGCACTTTGAGAAGAAAATCCTATTTCCACTTTAGGATAGATATCCATAACAGAATCCTGTTCATGAGGGTCTGCCTTCTGTAAGAAATCGGATAACTTGTCATAGTGTCTCATTTCTACCAAACCAATACCAAGCATTAACTCTGCAATTAGGTCAAACCTTGATGACTGTTGGGTATACATCAAGATAGCACTAATCTCGGAAAAAGGTTTATCCTTTAGTGCATCTTTAAACATATCAACAATTTCATCTGGCCAAGGTTCGATATCCTTGAAATCTGGATAGTCTACCGACTGGTCTGAATACTTGAGGACATCAATAAAGGCATTTGCTGCATCCTCCACTCTGTTTCCTAAAAATTGTAAGCCTTTCATATTACTCTTTGATTTTATCCCAAAGACTTCCCTCTACTATTGGTTCATCTTCGAGTAGTTGTTTATTCTTATTCTTATATAAATACTTATTGTATCTTTCAATTGCTTTATCAGTATACATCTGTGCAATGTCTGGTAAACCATTACACCATGCAAGAGATTCAAACTGAGCATCGATGAAGGTCTTATAATCCCAACCTTCTTCTTTTAAGAAGTCACCAACCTTTGCAAAGTGTACATACTTCTCTGGTTGATTTTCATAAGATTCATATATACCAGTTGCCTTAGCAATCTTACCTATAAAGTAATCATGTATCTCTTTGGTAAGTTTTAAATCTGAATTTTGTAACTCTATCTCAGCATCTACTTGATTAGTGATGTTTTCTTGCATAGATAATAACCTTTGCATAACATTACGATAATCAGTCATCCTTTTTAATCCAGTCTCTATATACTTGATAAAACCTTCACGAGTATCAAATTTAAAATCTTCACAGAAGGTATTACATATCTCTGCAAGCTTTTTACAATTTGCCCATTCTCGAGAATTACTTTCATTTATTTTCCGAACTCCCCGATGCTTTAACTTTATACGAGTTGCATATAAAATATCAGCAACGAGGGCAGCATCTCCCTTAGATGCTAGTAATATGTTATTAACTCGCTTAGTATTCTTATTGTTAGAAACTAAGACTGCTCTATGATTTATTGCCTCCTTTCGAGCAATAACAAAAAAAGCTTCAACTGGGAAATTGTCTACCTCTAAGGTATTTAATATTTCCTCAAATTGAGACTTAGTTATATGGATAGATGGTTCACGCATAAATATATTATTTATAATATAATAGGAACTCCCTATTTCAATGAGTTTCTGATAGCAATCAATTCTTGATAACTTTGATACCGAGTATTATATACTAACCTTAAGACTTCCCTTTTCCCAAGATCGTTGCAATCCTTTCCGTCTGGTAAAAACACCACCTTGACCTTTTTATAGGCAACAAGTTTGAGCGCCAAATTGATTGCATATTGCTTGGCGTCTGGGTCCAAGAGTATAATATATCTTTCGCATTGGGATTTAAGTAATTCATTGATTTGGTACTGACTAATAGCTTTGCCCATTGTGGCAATTCCTCTATCGCCCATTGTGAGAGCATTAAGTGCTCCCTCGCAAATGAATACCGACCGGTACATTTCCAATGCGTCATGATTAAAGATGATAAATTGTTTGCCAAGGCCTGTGATATCTTTATCGGGATTATTATACCTGGGACCTTTTCCGATAACGTTCCGAGCATTGTAATATTTAAGTTGTCCTTGATAATAGAACGGGATGATAAGGTACCCGTAAGTCGTGCCCATTGTTCCATAGCCGATACCAAATCTTGAAAACTGGTCGGGGTTGAAGCCACGTTTCTTGATATATCCCCTAATACTTTTTGCAAGTTGGCTGTCTCCAATCGAAATATTTCTAAATCCCTCGGGGAGATACAGGGGCTTACTCTCGGCAAGTTCGATTTTCTCTTCCTTAAACTGTAGTTCATCAAATTGTCCATTGTTCAAAAAGTTAATTAGTTCATGGTATTCTGTAAATCCCTCTATATCCATTATCAGTTGAGCAGGAGAGGGATGAGCATTACATCGAAAACAATTAGTTCGATACATGGAAAGATTAACCCCCAACTTCTGTTTTCTCCCGCAATATGGGCAAGTTGGTATACGCATCCAGCCATGCTTATAATCAAATGCTCCCAATCGTTTAACGAAGTATGTCCTTAGTCTAGATTTAAACTGATTAGTTATTTTCATACTCTCTTATAGCTTTCCTAATTACTCTTCGAAGTTTCTTTAAATCCTCTAAATCTAAATCGTTGATACAAGTGGTTTGCCAACCATTATGGGATATTTCTAAAACTACCCCATCAGACCATCTATCTTTTACTATTTCTATTTTCTTTGTTTTCATATCTTTTCTTCCCACATCTCATACAGTAATATTTTACATATCGTTTCTCATAATACTGGGCTTTTCTTCTCCCACCTTTCTTAGAAAAGATTGCCCTACGAGGTCTCTGTTTAAACTCAGACCAATGAACAGCTACCCATTCATGATATCCAAGCTTACATTTAAATGTCTCCAGTAGTCCTTTCCCTTTTCTTAGAATCCGCATCTGGATTAGTGCTCTTCTTAAATTGTTCATCCAATTTTTTACCATATACCTCATCATATTGTTTACGTTGTTCTCTTGTAAATTCTGTACATCTTTGTCTTTCAACATCACATTTAAATAAGGCTCTACCTGAAGAAAGACCGTCCCTTTGTACTACCATCTCAACTCGAAGTATATTATCTTTTTCTTCTTGCTCGGTAGAATTAAGACCCACAATAACTTGAGCATTACGAACAATAGCAATTGAACCAGAGATATCATTTTCATCATATCTAGTAAGTCTATGCTTCTTACCTTCACGAGTAATATGATGTGCAGTCCATATGATATCAAGATGTAACTCTTCTGCCAAGTTTTGCAAATCTACATATACATTAGAAATCCTTTCGAAATCCTCTCGGTCTCCAGCTATTGAGGCAAGCTTACCTGCATAATCTACCATTAATACTCTAATATCGATGCCTTGATTACGCAATTGAACTATCCTCTCTTTTATGTAAGTTGTATTAGTAATCATTGCAGGTACCCTCTCAACCACCAATTCAACCCCAAATCTTGCAAGCTTTCTTAAATGTTTAGCTTCAAGTTTATCATACTCACCTGAGTATAATTCCTTTTTGGTTTTATTGATACTAGATTGAATAAATCTGTCCATGATTTGGTCTTTACCATTCTCGGTATCTACGTATAATACGGATTTCTTCATTCGAAGATAACCTCGGGCAAGGTTTACCATGAAGAAAGTTTTCTTTGCTTTAGGTTTATCCAATATTACATTAATAGAATGTTCGGGATAACCTCCTGCATTAGTAAGGTCATTTAATTGCCTAAAGGGACAGGGTATTACCGAGGGTTCTGATTGTCTTTTAAACTGTCTCTCTGTAATATCTCGAATCATGTATATAGGTTCGTCCTCTTTCTTTGGTTTACTTTTCTGAAGTACTTTTTCAATCTTCCTTGAATACTCTTCATATTGTTCGAAGTTATCTAAATCAAAAGAGTCATTCAGGTTCTTCATTTCAACATAGGTAGAGAACTGGTAAATCTTTTCCTTGATATAATCTGCATCCGATAAGGGAATGTGATATAAATTGCTTATTAACTTATTGATATTAGGGATGTCATCCTTAGTTACCAAATCAATGTATGCCTTTGATTCTAGCAATTCTTTTAATACTTCTTTTAATACATTCTCTGAAGGCATCTTACCTTGCTTCTTAAAGTATTTTGATATACCCTCAAATATAAGGGCATGCTCAATAAGAACCAGGTAATTAGCTTTAATCCTTTTTAGGACTAAACCTCCTTCCTTATCTCTTAAAACAAACCGGAGTATCTCAAGTTGGAAATCCGGTGTGAAACTAAATTTGATGTTGTCTTTAAATTTCTTCATATCTATATTGCAATATTATATAAACTAATAGATTTTGATAGTACCGAGATAGTTCTGAGTATGTTGACAACTAACTAGAAACTACTAATCCACTACCTTAAGCTCCCGAATATTTAATATTATTATTTTATATAAGAAAAAATACTTATATTTGCATAACGAATATTTAAAAACATGGGAAAAAGTAAAGGAAATAATGGCTCAGAGCTTCATCGATTAAAACCTATGCAAGAATATGATGAAGCTACTTTCAATAGACTTTATAAAGTCTGTAAGCCAGTGATTAGGAATCTTACCAGACAGATTGATTATAAAAGGTTTAATCTTACACCAGATATAATTCAGTCTTATTTCTGGGATAAGATGTTATTTGTTTTCAACAAATACTATGGTGAATGTACTGAAGAACATCTTAAAGCAAGAATCCTTGCATCACTTAGTACATTCAAAAACAAATTGCTTCGTTCTGCATACGGAGAACAAGCAGAGTATAATCAAAGCCTCTTTAAACTCGATGACTTATTTGATAATGATAAGGAATTAGAGGATGATAGTGAAGAAGAGAAAGCTAAATCAGAAATGCTTGATATGATGTATACCTATATGAAGGATAAGCTTTCTCCCGATGCCTATCTTTTATTTGAGGTATTAATTACTCCTCCACCATTTATCAAGGAAAGACTTGGGAATAGTACCCGTATTACTAATATAATGCTTATCGAATTTTTCGAAATGCCTAAGACAAATGATTCCATGAGATATATCTCAGAACTTAGGCAAGATATACAATATTGGGAAGACCAGGCTAAAGAAGAACTTAAATACTAAACACAAAAGAAAAGGGGCGTTTCCCAACGTCCCTTTCCCAAGTATGCAAAACAAGATTTGTAAAGCAAGTGATTTACAAAAACAATACAATTTAGTTACATGAGTTTTACGATTATGATGATATCTTTTGGATATATCTTAATGTAATAGTCGGTGGCAATTTCTCGATATCCAAAGTTTCTACCGAAGTTTCCTGTAAGAAAGATTCCCCTAATAGATTCCAGCTTACTACGATAGCACCATCTTGAATACCCTTGGTAGGGGTTCCTCTACCGAAATCACCATTCAACCCTGTCTCCCTATTAAAGAAAGATTGAGGACGAACGTTCTCCCAGTTATTGGCATCATCTTGTTTACCTTTAGATACACCAAGAGCATGCCTATGCTTAGGAAGGTCATCACCTTTAATAGAGATTAAGAAATTACCCTTAGTTGGTGTATAGTAATCTCCAACATTCTGTAACATTACTTCATCCCCAATTTGAACACCTCCAGCTTGGTAACCAATAACTATTCTACCAGCTGCCTTAGTATATTCTGCCCAACCATCGGGTATTACATCGGTTTCCCAAAGAATAATAGAACCGATTGGTAAGTTAGCAGTACTCAGAGATTCAGAGAATTCTTTTCTGATAGCCTCAATTTGACTATCAATGTATTGCTTGATATTTAACTTAGTACCCGATTCATCTACTACTGGAAAGCCTGAATTTATATGTTCTACTCTTTTCACTGATTCTTTCATCATACTCTGGGCAGCAGTAGTATAAGGGATTTCTTGGAACTTACCCTGATAGGGTACGATAGCAAAGTTCTCATTTCGTTTAGTCATTGCATCAGTACCCTTACCATATACTCCGATAAGAACAACGGAAGTTTTATTATTAGAGTAATAAGGGCAAGCACTCTCTACCATCTCTAGAAGATTGCTATAGGTCATACCGTAATTAGAATATACATCATTATTAATGATATCCGGTGTACGATTCTCTTCTGCAATCGGATAATAAATATCCAGGGACTTTTTAAACAAGGTGTAGAAGCTTTCGGAGGATTCATTCCAATAAGCTACAAAGTCTACTGGATTATCTACTGGTTCAGAGATAGTAGTATGTACTGCAAAGAGTAATACTTCTTCTGTTGAACCTTGGGTACCTTGGATATTCTCAATAGTAATCGTTTGTTCATCGGATATAAATACATACCCATCTCTTGAAATACATCCAAAGTTCACGTCTGGCAATTCTCCATCTTCTGAAGCCTTTGCCATATACCTTGCCATAATCCTATCCTTGATTACATTGGCATACTTACTTCCAGCAACTCCCTGAGGAGATACCACTAACTTGTTACCATTTATGGTAGCTGAGCCAAATCCACAGAATGGTCCTAAACCAGAAGGAGCAGCAATTGCCTCTGCTGCTTCCTTTGATTTAATAATACCTTCATACTTAAAGTACGTCTTCATTGTCCTTAGTATTTTTAAATTGATTCTTTTGTTCTGACATATCCTTAAATGCTTCACCTACATCCTTGAACTTTAAGGTTAACAATTTAAAGAGTATTCTCCATATACTATACCGTTTCTTAATACCATGTATTTCACAGATGTGTCCATATATACTATCTATTTCAAAACAGTAGCAAATTACCATAATCGTTATTGATACTACTATTGGGTTCATCCCATAGGGTTCTCCAATAGCTTTACCAAGTACAGCACCAAGTAGAACATAGCAGATATAATCTACTATCTTGTTTAGAGTTCTTCTTCCAGCTCTAGATTTTCGAATTTCGATTTTCTGTAACCTACTTGCAGATAACCCAAACCATAAGTCTGATAGGATTAGAATTATTGCAAGGATTATCATCCATCTCAAATTATACAAGATTTGTGTACACTCTCCCAATATACCCACAGTGAATGTCTTGAATAAAGACTGAGTTGTGGTTTCTGTTATTCTATCGATTGTTGAATTTATCATTGTTCTACTATTTGCCAAGATTGATTACTGTAAGTTGTAATGGTAAATGTTTTCTCTGAGAGGTCATCATGTTCCCATTCTAATGTTTGAGGACTAACACTTAAAAGGTCTGCATCTACTACGGTGAACTTAGTTCTCTTCGAAGTATCTGCCACTGATTCGAATATATACTCTCCAGCTTGTGCAGTTACAAATTCATAACCAGCACCACCCGCGTCATAAGTATTTACTTTACCAACTTCCCTTATTCTACTATTGAAGTCAGGTTTATTAGAAGTACACTTGATTAAAGTAGATACTTGTTTAACAGTTCCCTTTAGTTCTGCATAAGTGGGTGTACAAGAAATCTCGATGATTGTAGGATAATCTTCCAATATTACTTGGCATCTTAACGAAGAACCATCATCTGCTACAAAGGTATAAGTCCCAGCCTTGGTAAGAGTAATCTCCTCGTCAAGGTTATAGGTTTCCCCGTTCTCATCACAAGTAGCAGTACCACTTACATTGACCCCATTTTTCATTTCCTCAAGATGGAACTTACAAGCAGACTTCTCATCCAGTAATTGGTATACTGCATAAGTATCATCTATTTGGTCTTCTGGTAATGCCCAGTTGGGTTCTTTCCAATGACTGTCTGTAGCATCCGAGGGTACTATCTTTAACTTGTTCTGATATACAGTGGGAGAGTTATTAACTACCAGAGTAGTCTTAGCAGTAGGATAAGCTACTGACTGGAAGGTATAAGTCCCTGCCCTATTTGCAGTATATACATATCCATTCTGAGCATCAAAGGTTTTTCCAGTTTCAATTACCCTTACTCTATAATCATTTCCATTACCAGAGATACGTTGTATCTTTACAGTAGCCTTTGCAGAGCCATTAAATAAGGTAACTGTTGGGGGGCTAACCGTAATTCGATATACTGCAGTCTTACCAGATATTACTTCGAATATACCTACACCTTCATCTGTTTCTCTTTTATCCAGTGTACATTTAAACTTATAAGTACCATAACTACTAGCAGTAAACTTATCACCGTTCTTAAATAACTTGGTATCACCAATTAACCTACAGTATAATTCACCAGTAAATGATTCTGGGTAATTAGATTCAATGGTAAGAGTAGTAGTAGCATCTTTAATACTTTGTTTATCTTCAACTCTAAATTCAGAAGGTGTACATCTTACCTTATATGTAGCCTCTTCTCGAGTTACGACAAAAGAAGTTTGCTTCACTGGGAACTCTACAATCTCAAAAATGTATGTACCTGGCTCTGAAAACTCCCAAGTTGAACCAGAGACTTTCACTATATCTGTACCAGATAACCGTACATTACAAGTTTTCACTGTACCTTTATAAGATACGTTTGCCCTTACTACTGTACTTACCTTTAGGTTAGTAGGGGTTATCTTTCCAGTGATAGGGTCGCAAGTAATAGAATATACTCGATTATATGACTCTTGATTAACCGTGATTTGAGTTACTTTAGTAGGGTCTCCTACACTCCTAAAATAATAGGTACCTGCTCTTGGTATACTAAAGATAGAACCACTTTCATGTTTAGTGTAACCCCAGTTTACGTTATCACTGGATATCTGGTATCTTAAGTCGGCATTTACCCAATCCGAAGTTACTGTTACCTTCACTGGTACTTCGTATACTTCGGAGGTAATCAGATTAGGTTGGTCTGGATTTACTAACTCAGCTTTAATAGTATACCCATCATTTACCGTAAAGCCATATTGGATATTGAAAGATACATTATAAGGTATGAATCTTTTAAAGAAAGCCTCTACAGCTTCCCTAAATTTTCTAAAAGCTGCCGAGTTCGAAGTATATCCATGACCTGTAAGTCTAAAAGTTACTGGTATACACTGAGAACAATCAAAAGTATTATCGTAAGTATACTTATCATCATACTGATAGTATTGGTCAAAGTGTGGATTACCCTTTACCCAACCATCATAGCTATCTGCCTTGGTCGGGTCTGTTACTACGCAGGTCAATCCATACAACCTCATCATTATCTCGAAGAACTCAGATGTACCCCTTATTTTAAAAAGAGATATTGAATACTTCAGTATGTTTCTTACTTGAGTACTAGTTAATGTAAAGGGTCCCTCCTTTGGGATTATCCAAAGCTTTGATAGTTCTTGAAGTTTACTATCAGAATAGAACCCATTAAAGTACTCTGCCCATTTCTGTGCATCTATAGTGTTCCCATAAGCAAAGGGCATTTCTCCAAGAAATTGCCAAAGGAAATTGAGATACATATCTGGAGCCTTATCTATATCGATAATGTCTAAGATATTCTCAATATCCTTTGTAATATAATCTTCAAAATGCTCTCCACAAATTTCTAGAAACCTCTCTAAGATGCCTTTGCCATTTACCTTATAGGTATCTTGAGCTTTATACTCGAATGGCAAAAAGTCGATTAGATTTTTGAGGTTTATCATCTTATACTATTTCGTTTACGGTTAAAGTCAATTGTGAAGCATTTTCAAATACCGGTAAGTTAAAACCTGGGTCTTCATAATCATGGTTGGGTTCTGATACCGTAATAGAATATCGATAACCAGATTGATAGCTATTGTTCTGAATGTCCAAAGAGAAATCAAAACCATTAGCTTTATCAATAATCTGAATAGAGCTACCAACTGAGCCAGTAGTTACATAACCATTCGATACCGAACGTACTGTAAAAGTAGTTGAAGAATTGAAGGTTATGTAGTAGGTCATAGAACCCTTTGCCTTGTTTAATTTAAACTGGCCCAGGTTTAGTTCCTTATTACCGTAGATGGTAGTAGGCCATGGCTTAATGTAGAACTTAGTTAGATGTAAGTAATCTACGGTTGACAGGTTATCTATCAGGGCATAAATATCTGATAACCTTACGCTTCCACCTATCTGAGCTTGCTCCGGAGAATAGGCATTATATAATGCCGTAAGAATTTGAGTTTGTATCTCGGGAGTTTTATAAGACTTCTTACCAGTAACTTCCATCTCTAGAATAATCTGAACCTTACCCGCAGATTTAACCTTTAACCATGTGGTCATAGGAGCTCTTTGAGATAATAAGTTATATACCTTATTTATTAATTCAGAAGAAGCAACAGCTCCACCATCAGGGCTGATATATACTGTAAGCTTTCTACCACATTCATAATCTGCCTTAGCTTTGTTTACCCCATCAACCAACATGGCCAAACTTTCGAAATCCTCTTTGGTAATTGCTACTCCCAAAGTCTTTACACTCAATGGTATATGTTCTTTAAGCATAGTAAAGTTTTCGTAGTTTGAACCACCTCCAGCATCATAAGCGTTACTTACTGTAGCATCTGTAATTGAAGAAGAGATTACTGAAGGTACAGAAGTGATGGTATTACTCTTTACATTACCTTGAGTACCATTGGTTAAATAGAATACCACATTAGTTATCTTTGCACCTGCAGAGGGTTTCTTACCAAAGGTACCATCCCCAAACATTATGTAAGGGTTAAGTGCCTCATCTACTGAAACCATAAAGTGTTTGTCTGTAGGTTTGGATTTTGCAAAGGTATCTACTAATACCCAAGTTTCCCCACCTATCTGCAATGACATAGAACCTTGTTCATAATACTTACCATTTGGTAGAGTACCAAGATTAATTATAACTCTATCTCCAGTGGGTATTATCATGTTATTGAGAGCACTTGCAGTATACTTCTCATGTTGAACTATTGGTACCTTACAAGTAGTTACATTCGAATACCAGGTTACGTCTCTAGCAGATAACCAGGAGTTACCGCTAGAATCTGTAAACAGAGTACCCTGAGGTATAGTTAACTTGGCTCCAATAGAATTACCCGTAATGCTTCTGGATAAGGTTACATCTACGGTAGCAGCAATTGCTGCTCGAGCATGGTAATCTACTAAAGCCCCATGTTTAACTACCGAATCATATCTTCTTGCCGTAGGTAGAAAGGTTTCCCTTGCCATATTATCTACATAGTAGTGAAGTACTTCGGCAATTGCCGCAAACAATGAGAGGATGATAATTAAGATATTCCCCTCAGAATAATCCGTTATGAGTTTTTGACCTTGAGGGTCTTTGAGTCCCATAAGGGATTCAACCAGCTTGGCCTTAATCTGTTGATAAGACCTCTGGTATGGGTTAAGCCATTTATTTGTGATTCCCATATTATTGTGTATTTAATGAATTATCCGACCGGTCATAGGTGATATCGAGGTACTGACTAGAATTTGTTCCATTTACTACATATGTTACTTCTATGTGTATTTTTGCATCAACTCTAGTAACTGTGATATTTTGGAAGGTTATCCTTTGTTCCCAAGCACCTATGGCTTGTTTTAAAAACTCTTTAATTATAAAACTTAGGGCTTGTGAGTTTGGCTCCTCAATACATTGCCATAATTTACTACCAAAGTTTTCTTGTCGAAATCTCTGGCCTATCATGTAATATAATATCGAACTTATATTATCTCTGATAAGTTTAAAATCCCCATTTACTGGGTACCAACCTCTTTCACCCTTTTCATTAGTTGTAAGTTGGATAGGATAAGTTACACCTATACCAACTAAGTCTGTAAAATAATTCTTTTCCATTAGTGTATGCAGGTTTTATCCTCATAATCGTCTACAACGAATTGTGAGAAAGGTTTAGTTGCTTGAGTTAAAGTTGGACCTGAAGAACCTGGCCCAGTAGTTACACCCGAGTGTACATGAGAGTTGAACATACTGCGAAGTTGTTCTAGTTCTTGAATGGTTTGATTTAGTTTTTCGGTTAATTGAAAAATATTGATTATCCCACCATTTTCTCCAGTATTAAGTATCACGGAATCACCTGAAGATACATTTATATCTCCATCGGCATTTATTACTATTTCTTTCTCTGAACGAACATTTACAGGTCCATTGAAATGTAAATTAAGTTCTCCGTTATCATCATCTATGACTATTAGGTTTCCTTCAGGAGTAACTATTCCCAATTTATTGGGGCCATCCAAGGGTTGGGGGATTTGGCTCATTCCCCAACCATGGTATTCCCAGAGGGGTTTAGTTGGGTCTCCAAATTCAAAAGTAACAAATACCATATCCCCCACTTTAGGAGCTAGGAATTTAAAACCAGAACTAATTGAACCATGCTGTCCTTTAGGATATGCCCAAGCAAATACTCCCCCCATTACCTCTGGAACACATACCTTTACTCTGTTCATATGTTTCTCTACATCGTCGTTATCAATAACAATGCCTCGATAAACAGAGTAATACCGACCAAGACCCTCTAAGCCTTCATCGGTTATTATCTTTGCTGTTTCGTAACTCATATCCTTATTTTTCTACATAGATTTGACTTGCTATTCGCTTATGCCTTTTAGCTATGTCTCGATATACTCGATTAGCTATGGCCATATAATTAAACTTAACCCCATAGTCTTCAGGCACTTGAATTTGTTTAACTGATATCTTGCCTGGGATTAACTTACCCTTAGAGGTAACTGTATTACCTGTAGATAATACTATACCCTCTGCTAAGGCTTGAGGATTATCGGCATTTACTTCAGTATAATAAGCCTTCTTTCGAATGAACTCAGCTTGGCCCTTAATATCAATAATGTCTCCTTTATCATTCAAGAAATGTTCATTATAGTATACCTTCTCATTATAAGTAAAATTAAGGTTAAGATTTTGAGAAGTGCTTAAAGCTTTTTTATCTTGACCTTTACTGGTTTTAGCATTAGCTTTAGCATCATTAGCTACAATATTTTGAGTAGATAAATTAGTCTTAGAAGTTACAGAGCCAGACTTGGAATTATTCTTTACTAACTCCATATTAGTTATGTAACCTTGTCCAGCATCCATTGAATGAGTACACTGTTTTATATACCAAAGACCTGACCAACGTTTTCCTACGTTATCTATTCGGATTATTTGGGAAGTTGCTAGCATGGGTCTACCAACCACTTGAAGTTGACATACTAATCTTTTTTCGGTTTGCTTTAAGCCCCCATTAGCATTGGCATTAGCTGCCCAAGCATACTTATCAGCTCCACCATATCTACTGAATAGGTTATGGTAAAGTTTATAAATCGGAACTTTAAGGTTTACCCTTTTCATATGTCTTACCTTAACCCTCTTACCATATTGACCTTGACCATAACCCTTAGTAGTATCAACTTCCATATCGGATAATACTTCAGTATAGGGGTCTTTCTTTAAAGCTTCAAAACCTCTCTCTGAAGCAGGTAATACTCCAGCTTGAAAATTGATACCAGAAACTATACCCGCTCCTGCTTGTTTAGAAGTGTAACCTTCTGGGTCATAATCTAAGGGGTCTACATACTCTTCTACCATAAATTCCATACCATCTTCATCTTCGAAAAGATACATTTCGCATTCTAAGAGCTTCTTAAGATTAGCTTCTAATTCTTTACCATTCTTAGAGTTTCTTAGCACTTGCTTAAGGGCATTCTTCTTATCATCAGGTAACTCGTTGGCTGCTTGATTAATGGTAGCTCGTATTTCTTCGATAGACATTTCATCAAATCTCCTTTGCTTACCTGCTTCATAAGCACCTACTGGACCCACTGCTTCATATTCTTCTACTCTCTTTTTATATTCTGCAGTTTTTTCCATGTTATACGGAAGCTGAGTGTCCCAAGCATCCATTACCTCAGTTGGTGTAGTAGGATGACTTCTATAATCTTCAAACCCATTGCCAGTAATATTAGACACCATAAGATTATCTACCTGAGCCATAAGGGGTCTTAAAGCTAACGAGGGTTTATCCTCTGGCTCATTTATATTAGTTGATAATACCGATAAATCTTTACTATCTGGGTCTAGAGATGGGGCTAATACGGCTTTAACTCTTTTAGTTATTTTCTGAGTAGCAAAAGATACTCTAAGTACTTCTCCATTCTCCCCTTGATAGGTATAAGTACATACGGGTTCTTCGTTGAATTTCCGATTATGTATATAGATAACCCCATCTCTTGAATCTACATACCAAGGCCCATTAGTGTACCCTTTCATCTTCTGTTCTAATTGAACTAAGACGTTCTTACCCACCAAGCCAAAGTCACTATCAATCAAAGCTTTCAAATCTTCTGGCATAGCTACTTCAGCTATCCCACTGTATTTGTTAGCATAAAGTACTTTACCAGTAGTAGTACGGGTATTCTCTGTAGGTACTTGTAGTGACTCGTATACTTTATTACTTATTATCTGTTGTTCCATTACTGAAATATTTCTATGATTACACCAGTAGCATTCCCACAACCATTGTCTAAATAGGTAGATAATTTATAACCTTCCATGTCCGAATGAACATAAGCAGGCTGATATCTTAAATCCCCTGAAGAATCAATGCACTTAATAGTTACATGAGTACCTGTAGAATCGAATACTGCCTCGAACTCTCTTACCTTAATTATCTTCACAGGTCCAGATATGAATTGGCCATCGGGATATATGTAACCCCATTGAAGGCATATCTGTTGGTTCTCCTGGATATCAGCAATGTCTACTGTATCAGGATTACCCGTATCAAAAGTAAGAGTAGCCAAGTTTTCTTTTTCCTCATCGTATCTATAACTCCAGGTACTTATATACGCTCCAAGGGGTATACCTGTAATGGGATTCATTATAGGCATACCTCCAAAATTGAAAAGGGCCAAATAGGGTTGGCCCATTCCATTATATAATATAGGTTTCTGTTTAGCTGCCATAAGTCGGTATTCTTATTAGAGTTCCCATTTCTAATTCCTTAAAAGGATTCAGTATCTTATTAGCTTCAGCTATAATGTACCACTTACCAGAATCACCATAGTACCTGAAAGCAATGTTCTGCAAGGTTTCCCCATCTTTAACGGTATGTTGAATATCGTTAGAGGATTCCGGTACTACTGGAGGTTTAGCTTCTAAGGAATAATCCCCATCGTTATACTTCAGAGCATAGGCATTATTATATGGGCTAGCCCCCTTTAGATATTGGTTAACATCAATCATATTTAATACCCCCCGTCTTTTTAAGTGAATCAGAATTTATAAAATCTCCATAGGATAAGTTATATGCACTCACTCTCTTGAAAATTAATTCTTGAGTTGCTGCTGCAGGCAATAACCTACCATTACCAAAAGTAGCTGGCTTTCCAGGTACCCTTATTCGATAACCATTCTGAAAGTTCTTCAGAGTATAAGTTGCTGAAGTAAGAATGTAGTTGTGATTATCAAATATACCTGAATCTCCCCACTCAATCTTAATAATCGGAGGGGCAGCCTGATAACCATTAGATTTAGACCATGCTTCTAATAACCTACATTTATTGATTACCTCTTCAGGATTTTCTGGGTCATTACAGTACCAAGATACATTGAATTGAATGATGTCTTCAGCACCAGTAAAGTGATACATTGGTACATTGCGGCCCATTGATTTAATGGTTGCCCATGTAGTTTCTCCTCGGAAGTCCAATTCCGGAGGTCTATTCTGTAGGGTAATATATTGAGTAGGGTTAACAGTCATGTTATATATCCTTACCTCATTCTGATATATAACATCTGCTTTAGCCTCAAAGTTTCTGTAATTAGTGGTATTCTTATTCCCTTTTGCTGGGTCTACTTCTTCACCCTCTTCTAATCTTGGAAATTGTAATTCCATTCTCCATTTAGCTTGGAGTTGTTTATTTAGAATAGGATTCTTAGAGGATATCTGAGCTTCTCCCATTACCCCATTTGGAATATAGAGTTTACCCTTTGGAGCATCATCCTTCGGGAGAGGTGAAGTAACTCGGTTAAGTAATATCCGAGCTCTCCATAGCTTATTTAAGGGACCAGTAAGAACACCTGCCGTATCTCTTGTAAGGTCATTGTATTTTTCAACAACCTTACCTGCTGCTTTATTTAATACTCTAGCCATAGTGTTTTTAATTTTATATTCCCATTACAAATGCTGCTCCAGTAAAATCTTGTTGAGAACCTGGAGCATAATCACCAACTGCTTGACCATCTACCGAGATATTGATACGAGAATCTCTCATGCCTTCCTTGATAGCTAATCTAACAGCGTTAATAAATTTCTCTTCATTCTGGGCTCTAATGGTAGTTGGGTCTTCTTTCTCTTTATTCTGAGCTTCAGTATTCCTATCTACTGAATTACTAAGGTAACTAATACCCTCAATTAATAAGGGAAGACCTACGGTAATTGCTAATCCCCAGGGTCCACCGAGTAATCCCATAAGTCTACCACCTATAGATGTTAAACCTTTTATAGCACCTTGCTTAACTACTTGACTACCTACTTGAGCTCCTGCACCAGCTAAATTATCGGCCATGGAAGTTGCTAATGGTACTCCAGGATTTGGTGTCTTAACATATCTTCCGGTTTTAGTGTTATAAAATCTACCAGCAGAATTCATATCGATACCGCTTGACATCATTTGGAGTTGAACCATGGTTCTCATAAGGTTAACCATCCTTACCATGTGTGCTTCCATAATGGCAAACTGAGTATTAGTTTTTATTGCTGCAGCAGACATACCTTCAGTAGAAGCAGTAGCAATAGTCTGTAAATACCCAACAGACCTAATAATACCTCTTACAGTATTAAATCCTGCAACAATAGTACCTACTACTACTGCAGTAGCTCCTACCCTAAGACCAAAACCTCCAACCCAAGTTTCTGAGATAGAATTAATTACTTTGATTATAGAGTTACCCACATTTAGTACTGGGGTAAAGATTCTACCCAAAGCTGCACCTGCGGTAACTGTTAAGTTCTCTATACTTGATTCGAATTGGTCAATTACACCTGCATCAGTTTTAAGACGTTCTTCATTGAGTCGATTTACTGCCCCAATGTTTTGGTCATAAGTAGCAAGTATCTTACCCATCTTATCTCTACCAGAAGCAATATCCCTAAGTACGGGGAGCATACCACGATTACCACGAACTCCAAAGATATTGAAGAAAGTTGGTGTTTCAATTCGTGAAGGTAAATCTACTGCGGCCTTAGCAAACTTCTGATAGATAGTATAAAGGTCTATAAGATTACCCTGAGCATCGAAGAATTCATCGGGACTTAAGCCCAGGCCTACTAAAGCGTTATAGCCTTTCTTTTTTTGATTAACAAGAGAGAGTTGTAAGTAACGAATCATATTGGCCAGTGAGGTACCTGCCATAGAACCCTGTATACCCATATCACCCAATACACCAATAGCAGCAGCGGTTTGCCGAAGGTCTACTCCAGCAGTTGCCATATCTGCTCCTGCATAGGATATGGACTGGGCTAAGTCTGTTAAAGATATATTTGCATTAGTAACTGCAGTATATAAATCATCGGTTACTCTAGCGGCTTCCCCCATTGGGATTTGGTACATTGACATGATATTAGTAATCAAGTCAGCTACACCACCTTTCTGTCCCACTGGCATTGTAAAGATTGAAGCCAGCTTAGATGCTGGCCCAATCATCTCTTTAATAGCATCGAATTTATTACCCGCCATAGCCAGGTATCTTTGTCCTGATGCAACATCCGAAGCCGTAAGAGGAGTTATCTCATTGACATCCTTTGCCAATTGTAACATCTCTCTTTGTTCTGCAATGGTAGCACCAGCAATTTTCGAAGCAGTCCAAACTTCATTCTGAACACCCGCAGAGTATTTATAGGCCCTTGCCATTCCCCCTACGAGCTGCATTCCGAAGTCCATTGTATTAGAAGCTGACATCTGTATACCCCTATTCCAGGTATTCATATCATTCATCATTGTTCTGAATGACCCAGATATCTTGCCAGCTTCTTGAGAGAATCGGTCTTTTAAAACCATGGCAACACCGACCTCTACTATACTCCTACTGGTATTCATAATTTATTTTCTTTTCTTTAATTGTTTATAATATTGCTCGGCCATTTCCTTGAATATTTTCCTAATTCGGTACGGAAGACGTAAAAAGCCGAAATAGTCTAAGGCTATCTCGGCTCTGGTGATATAAACAAAATCACTCTCTAACATTACTCTTCCGTCAGGTAGAAAAAATTCGGTGCCCAAACTATAGGATAAGTTCTTTCCTCTCCAGTGGTTGGATTAGTGATGTGAGACTCGCCTTTGAAAATTGGGTCCATAGATAAGATATACTTTCTCATCTCAGCCATATCCTTTGCAGTAAACGGGGTAAAGTTTTCTACCTTTTCCCAACTACCATCAACCTCTAAGTAAAGGTTCCGACAAAGAAGAGGAGCATTCTTAGTTTGCTTATCCAAGGGCAACTTCATGAAATCGTGTTCCCCCTTACCCGTCATACAATCGAATTTAATCTTCTTGCCTGATGAAAGAGTATATTCATGGTTTATCAATCTAACCCCTTCTGGATAGTAAGGAATAGCATCGGGCTTTTGATTCAAATCATCCTCAGTTGGAGCAGTACCGTAATCGAAAAGGAACTCATGAAGGTCTTGGCCATAAGTAACTTTACCTCCATTCTCTTTGCCCCAATCATATTCAAATTCTACCTCATCCCCCAAAGAGAAGATACGAGAATTGAAGATAATAGCATAGCGGTCATTGACCGGTAAGTTAAGGGCATCATCTATGGTTAATTTCCCATTGGGTGTAGCCGTAGTTCTAATTACAATTGCTGCAATGAACTTGGTAAGGTTCATCAAAGTCTTCATGTCTGAAAGGTTACTGAGAATATCCTCATCAGCACCATTCTGTTCTCTGATTTCATATTCGAAACCAGAAGGTCCGGTAAATCTAAATGTTCTAAATTCCATAATTTGATATATTTAATGTTTACAAATGTTCATAGTACTCCGTATAACAACAAGAAAGGGGTGAGCTCCTATCTCAGGAATCCCACCCCTCCACCAAATCTTAGCGAAAAATAGACTAAGGAATTAGTATTTATCTGCAGTACCAACTGAGAACTCTATGGACTCAATGGTATTCTCTGAAGCCATTCTGTCCAAGTCTAAGCCGGTAATCTTACATGGCCATACCTCTTCGAAGACATGGGTATTAAGAACTGAGACTCCATCTTCGGCAAGTTCGTTTACAATTGACGTTTCCCAGTATTGGCTTGGTACTAAACCACCACCAACTATGTGGTCCTGGCAAGAGTATAGCCAATCATGAAGCCATGTATCGGAACCCGCAGTGGTCATAAGTTTCTCTACAATAAGATTACCTATAGTAACCCTACCTGCAGTTTTAACATCTCTATTGATGTCCCCATGAGCAACCTGGTCAATCTCAATATCCGGCAAAGTACAACTTTGAAACAGATAGGTATTGATAGGGTGTTTGGGGAACATGATACTCCACAAGAATTTCTTCCGTGGGTTTTTTACTTTTGCTCCCATCGTTATATGTTTATAGGTTATTACTTGTTTCTACGATTGATACTGCCTTAGAGGCTGCATCAATTACAATCTCCATAGTTACCTCTTGCATAGGAACTACGTCCTTATACTTAAGGATAGCACGGTACTTACCTTGACGGGCATCTGCCTCGGTATTAACTGAAAGGTCATCCCAAGAAGTTGCATCTTGGTCACCCATCCAGGTATACTCGGTCATGGCATCTTCATCTACCAATGAATCCAGTGTAGGTTTAACCTCCAACCAGATTCTCTTCCAAGTACTCCAAACGTTTGGTTCTTCGATATATTTGTTGAGTACCGGGCGAAGGAACTTCTTCAGGTAAAGGTTCAGTCTTACGATTGAAAGGAATCTTTCAGAATCCTGTTTCACTTGAGAAGAGAAGCAATGCCATAGCATGGTTTGCTTACCTGCATCTGGAGTATCTTTGATTACCATCTCATTGATATAATTCTGAGCAAGAGTGTTCAGTTCGTTATATCGAGAAGGAGAACCATAGTTGGGGCATACTGGACCAACTGCATCTCCAATAACCCCTCGGTTCATACCAGCAAAGGATTTCCAAGGACCATATTGAGTAGCAGAGGCATCTCCCAAACCAACAATAGTACCCACTACATCGGAATCCTGAAGATTACCGTTTTCGTTGTAGTACTTAAGTCCACCACCAAAGTAGGCAATGTACTTAGAGTTACCTACAGTACCAAGGCAAGTCTGTACCCAAGTTACCTGAGCTTTGTAATCTCTTGCCTGAGTACCTTGAGTATAATGGGTTAAATGTTTGGGAACTTCGATATACAGTACCCATTCCATCAATTCCTTTGCCATATCTGCAGCAGCCTTATATACCTTGAGTACATCTGAATCGGTAGTAAGGTGTTGAGAGATATGTGAAATAAACAATTGGTAGAAGTCTGTGTAGTCTCTTACCAAGTCCAGTGAAGCAATCCATTCTTCGGCAGTTGGAGTGGAACCTGCACTACCGATAGTACCATTAAACAGTTTCTCTGTTTCGGAGGGTGCAGCATCTCCCACGGTAATAGTGATAGCATTCTTAGTACCGTCGATATCATCGGTAAGCCACTTAATTAGGTTTTCAAAAGAGGAACCTGCAGTAATTACCGGCTTAATATATTCCGAGTTCTTAGCAAATGCACTAAGAGCAAGGTAATCTACCGAAGTGTTATTGTTATCATCGGCAGTTTTGTAGGTTATTACTGGGCCCTGTTCAAGTACTTGCCCATTAGCTGAATATATTTTATAATACAGGGTATTAGCTTGCTTATAAAAACCAACCTGGAAAGTATTTGCACTACCAATTGGATCTCCATATCCCTTAGTTACTAATCCAAAACTATAAGTAGTACTACCAGATTTTAAAGTAATCAAAGCAGAGGGTTTAGCTGGGTCAGTTACAGCAGAAGCAACTGAGATTTCATCTTCTGAATCTTTAGCTCTTCTTGCTGCAGCCCGAGAAGCAGTTATTGTACCTTGAGTAGCTCCTTTGCCAAGTACTCGAATAACACGAAGCTTAGAACCACCTTGCAAGGCCTTTTCGATATTTGATACAGAACCATCCGGTACAATTTCAGAACCATAGATTCTTTGGAACTGAGAGAATGTAGAGATGATTTCTGATGGGTCATCGTATGGGCCCTTAGTAGTTCTAGCCAATACACAAGAAACTCCTAACATAGGAGTAGTTTGAAGAACGTTGTTGTTCTTAAACTTAAAATCAACATGAGGTGAAGTTGGCATAATTCTATTGTGATTAAAGTTAATTACTCGTTTAATTTATACCCTAGAGTATTGTACCTATACCTTAGGTACTTTTAACTCTAGCATCTCATTTTCGTTTTGTTCTAACAATCCAATAAGAACCGATATATCCTTGATAGGTGTAAGAGTACCTTCTCCCAAAGCTTTTTCTGGAAGAATACCGTCCTTACATACATAGGTGTATACCTTCTCAAGTATACCATGCTCTACATCTGGATGGTCATAATAATTACCAATCTCAATGAATAGGTTTCCGGTGGGAGCAAGCCTGCCCTTTTCCCATTCCTCTAAGTCATTGAAGTATGGTCTCACGTATCCTCTAGCAGGTAAGCCGGTATATAAGATTGTATGTAGCAATCTCATATCTGCTTGTGTTTGAGAAACCAGATGTACATCTATGGTAATATCCTTAGTTTCATAAGGAAACTCTGAAGCTTGGTAATTACCATCCTCAAGTTTATCACCAATGATGTATTTATTCACACCAATATCTCCAGCATAATAACCCTGTAGTTCTATGGTTATTCTTGGGAGAGTCTTTGGGCCTTTTACTTGATTATTCCCTATACCAAAAAGTGGTATAAACTTCTTCATACCTTTGATTGCCTCTTGAAATCTTTTTTCGTTTTCTTGAGACAAAGGTAAGAAGTCTTCTGGGTTTAAGGTAAGACCCATTTCCAACATTGTACTAAGTAGAGAGATATAAAAAGTTCTTTCTACTATTTCTTCTGAGTTTACCATTAAAGTCCTAATCTAATATTTAATTGAACACTTCGATTGCCATTGTCATTAATATACCCATTATAAGTTACCTGAATACCTCCAAAACCACTCATTAGGGTTTGTAAATGACCAACACAATTTAATTCACTAACCCATTGAGTAGCAATATTTGAAGGATAATCGGTAAGCCATACTTTAAAGGGTATTGGTTCAGAACCAATACCTCCAGGTAATCGACCCTCTATTGTCTTACTTATATCGGTTATCTTAAATTGTTTTACAAATTTAGCAACTTGAGTACCGTTGATAAGGTAGTACTGATAACCCTTTATATTACTAATCTGAGCAGTACTAATATTTTGACCAAGATTTGGGAATGGTATATTCGGAGTTGGTTCAAAGCCATACTTAATAGTTCTAATACCTGGAGATTGAGTTATATTTAAAACTATCTCTGGGTTAGGTTCTTGCTGTGAGATAATCTTAACCGTAGTAGTTCTTTCTAATGGGTCATAGTTACTTGGGTTGTGATCTTGATTAGTAGATTTAGTTTTGATAATAAGCTTACCTACAGCATTAGCTTCCCCAATTTCTTGGGTTACCCCTAACCAATCGGATGAGCTTTCTAATTTCCAATCTATAGCACGGTATTCATCTTGAGGCTCATTATTTATAAACTTCTGTTGGTAACTGTATACACCTATTTCTAGGGTCTCACCACTTTTAGTACCATCGAAAGTATGGGAAGTAGTTTCTGGAGTAATACTAAAATAAGTTCCCCAGGTCTCTACTATTTTAGGAGCGGCCTTTTGTACCAGGGTTACTTCCCTTTCTACACCCTGAACTACTACCTTGAGAACCTGCTCTTTTATATTATTCATGTCTTCGTTTACTGCCTTAGGCTTTACCCTAATAGTTGCAGTACCAGTTCCGGATAAGGATGATATTTCGAAATCTGCTGCCATTATATAACCCTCCTTATTTCTTTTCTAACTTCATTACGTATTTCCTTTTGTAAGGCAGCTTTTCCACCAGCAGCCTTAAATGCAGGATTCCAAAGAGGACGAGGTGGTAAATTACCATCTCTACTACCATACTCTAACATGATAGCTATCTGATTCAAAGTTTTTCTTGAAGTCTTACCCGTATAAGTAATCTTCTTAATTCCAATTGGCAAACCGACGAAAGTTCTTTTCTTACCTTTTACCAAAGTAACTGAACGAGCATATTGCCCCGTAAGATTTAACATGGTATGGTCCCCATATTTCTTTAGGGTACCAGGAGCATGTGGTGGCCATGATACTCCGGAACCTCTTGGAGGTACACCAGTATTCAAACTTCGTCTTACTATACGAAGAAGTTGATTACCAAACTTTTCTGTACCTTTCGCATAACCCTTAGTTAAGATACTTGGAGTTTTGGCAATCAACCTTTCTGCACGAGCTTGTTCTCGTTTATCTACGTATATTTCTAGAGGGCCAACTGGAGTCGATAGTGTAATATTAACCGACTTACTTGGCATAATTCTTACTGTTGTTTAGGTTTATCCAATCCCAGCTCCTGAGCAATTCTCTGTAACAGAGTCTCTTGAGTGGAGATTCGTTGGTCCATGTATTGACGGAACTCCTCAAACCCTGGAGCAGGTTTACTTGGAGCAGAAGGTGATTGGTTAATTGAATTGAGAATGTTATCGCATTCAGAAACAATTGCCTCAAACTTTGGTCGATTGTTAAGTATATTCAAGGCATTCTGTTTCTGCATAGTAACCTCATTAATTATATTCACTATATCGGTAGTATAATATACCCCATTATAAATACCTTCATCAGATTGTGATGGCAAGTATATGGTGAGTTGTGATACCGAATCTTGGATTACCAATTCGACACTGTTAACAAAGCCGTCTTTAGCACCAGAGGCCATTGGTTTACTTTCTCCTACCTTTACGATTCTTGCTGTATCAAAAATAGGATAACCAGACCGTCTGTCTTTTTCTAATGTGAAAATCATTTCACCTTTCTGTACCTTTTGGAAAATCAATGTTCTTTCGTCCATAATCATCCATCTTTTATTTATTAAGTTTAAACCAAATGAAACTGCACCTGGATTCCTTTGCATGAAGTCTACCAGGTTTAAGAATTGATAGTATCCAAATTGATTTATGAGTACCTGAGCTTTGTTTGCTACTTCTTGTGCAATCTCTATATTGGGAGCAGGTAGAGCTAATTGTATCTTGAATTCGGTGAGTTGTTCTTGTTCCATAATTCCTTAGTTTAATGAGTTAAAACGAAAAAAGGAGTACACCTAAAACAGATGCACTCCTTTTAATCATCTCGGTATTTTAAATTACTGAGCTGGCGTTGTAGTACCGGTCTTCAAGGCAGCTACCACTTGATTGACGATGTTCTGGTCTCTCTGAGCATCTATCACTCGATTGAGGCGAGCAATCTCGGTGTCTTTGGCAGTGTTCTCGATGAGGCACTTGATTTCCTGTTGGCCATTCTTGAGGTCACAGCAGCAACGTTCCAACTGAAGAGCCAAGTCAGATTTTACTTCTTTAATCAAGCCTTTGGTTTCACAGCAGCAATCCGACTGTTGGTGTTCCATGTGGCAGAGACGATCCATAACACGGTTGAAGCCTGCGCCCATTTGGTCACGAGAATCTCGGATATCCGAATTCGTTTTGTAACCCAAATCGCAAAGACCTCTTTCCGTAGTGAAACGGTTGTTAATGATTTCTCTACCAACACCGGCAACATCTTTTGCTACCCCACTGATTTCTTGAGTAACTCCACGAGCAGCATCAGAGATATCTTTGTAGATACCTGCCTTTGCTTCTTGAACCGTAGATTCTACTTTCTGAATGTCAGCTTTGATATCATTGATTTTGTCCCATACGGAAACTGCAGCAGCACCAAAGCCACCACCTACCAATGCACCCCCGACGGCACCCCATCCAGAGCCCCAACCGGAATTCCGGTTATAACAATCATTACAGCCTCTGTCCGCGATTACAACGCCATCGCCAGCACCTTTTACTTCTACTCCCATAATTTTATTGGTTTTAGGAAATTAATAATTAATAGGAAATTAATAATTAAGTTTTTAGGGTCTCTCATATAATAAATACTAGTGTTGTATATAATCTGATATACTAAATACATAATCATAGGTTATAGTTGCAGCCTTCTGAGTTATATTGACTGTAAGCTCCCAACCATTATCATCATTTTCTGCTTGCCTTAATTTAATGGTACCCGACCTTGTTGATTCTACGGTATTCTCTGTTAAGGTTAAGGTTAACCCATAGTTTCCATTATCACTTGATAACGTTGTGATTGCTACATTTGTAACCCAACTTGATTTTGAGGTTACAGTTAAAGCTAATGGGTATCTTGTACTTATTTCAGAACCGTTTATTACCTTAGTCTTAAAAGAATAAGCTACATCAACTGTAAAGTTATTACCTCCCAAAGCCGATAATCCAGTTCTAGAAGTAGTTCTAGAACCAGTAGGGGAAGTAAATGCCAAGTAATACTTATAAGATACTGAAGCAGCACTCTGTGTAACTTTAATGGTCTTAGTAGTTGCCCCACTATAGGATGCAGTTACTGTACAACTTCTACTTGAAGTACCTGTGTTCTCTGTAGCAGTAAGTACCGTCTTAGCTGAATTCAAACTAAATCCAGTACCACTTGCACTAACCGTAGGTGTAGCACTCCTCGAAGAACCTGAACTTGTTGACCCTGAACTCCAATAGTTGATAATATATATACTTACACTGGCATAAATATTAACACTACCTCCTGAATTAGAGATAGAATATGAATTTGCCGATAAGCTTATTACTGGTGTACTCTCAGTACTACTGATAATTGAATTCGCTGCCTGGTATACTGGTACACTTACAGATTTGGTTTTACCATTTAGTGATAAGGTACCAGTAAGGGCTCCTACCTGGGTTCTAGATTTAACCGTAGTTCCCAAAGAACCTGCACTAACTGCAGTACCATAACTAATGCTAGCACCGCTTGTAATTGTGCCTCCTCCCGTAGTAGAACCATTCCATCCCCAAGTCTGTGAATAACTTGGAACTGTGGTAAATGAACTTCGAGTTCCTCCCGATGCTGGGATGTCTGATACTGCTCCACCACTTACGGTGATTTCACTATAGGTCCTATATCCTGCAGATTGAGAACAAGAGATGGTTAACTTCTTATTGGTTTCTGCCTGGGTTAATACTACACTACCAGACTTTGCCGAAGTAGATGTATTATTTGCCATGGTTACTGAAGTACCAGTACCGGTAACCCCAGTATTAGCCCTGGTATAACTTAAAGTTATTTGATTACCATAGGAATGCCCATTTCTGTATTCTTGTTTGTAAGAAGTTACAGTAAATGTTTTCGTTCCTCCAGTTGCCCCAAAAGATATAGAAGTTGGATTCACTGAAAATGTTTGAGACCAACTCTGAGATGCTGCTGCCTGGGTAAAGGTGAATTCCACGGTTTTACCAGATTCGGATTGAGTAGCCAACCCATTACCAGACCTTGAGGTTAAGTTTAGATTCTCTGATGCTTTCCAAGGCTTCCCATCTGCCGGGTTACTATAGTTAGTAACCCAACTGGGTTTACTGTTTATTACGTAATTAACATTAACGGCAGACCCATTAGCTACATTATCCCAATACTTCTGCTTCATACTAGTAAAACTAAAACCGAAATTAGAACTAGAAGGGTTACCTAAAGCATCAAAACTTATACTAGAATATCTCAAAGTAAATGTATACTTATAGGTTACCTTATGAATATCTTCGAGTTTAACGCCTTCGTTATTACCATAGGAACTAGCATTGGAGATTTCCAAGCCAACGTAACTTTCCCCCGTTCCTGTAGGAGTGAGTGCTAACAATTCAGCCTTGGTAGGGCAGTCGTTACCTGTCTTACCAAGGCCTACTTTAGTTTTGACAGCACTCCATGTTGCTATCTCTCCCATATTAATCTACATCTTTAAGATTTCTGAGTTCTGAGATTTCAGCCTTCAAAGCCTTAATCTCATCGTAAAGAAGTTTGATACCTTCGATTGCCAGAGTAGACATCTTATGGTACTTAACTTGTTTTACCAATACGTATTCTTCACCATTGATAACAACAGTTTCGAATTGCTCAGGATTAGGAATCGAGTCCTTAATTACTGGAGCTTCTTCCACATAAGAGTTAAATCCTGCAGCTTCCAAACCTTGGGCAATTGTACCTTCGTCCTCTCTACCATCCATATAGAATGATTTAGTAGGGATTTGGCAAATCTGGTCTAAGCTGTAACCTAATTCTTGAATGTTAGATTTCAATCTTTCATCAGAAGACTCTTTCCAGAAACCGGAAGGAGCAGTAGTCTTAGCAAATACTACCTGGTCAGTAGTTGCCAATCCCAATTGAGCTCTAGTTACTGTATGAGGATTATCCTTTCTACCTGCATGACTATTGATAGAAGTCTGAGCAGTAGTACCTGCAGCCTTAGCATCAGCAATAGCAGTAGCTTGAGCAGTAGATACTGGCTTATCAGCATCAGAAGTATTATTAACATTACCCAATCCAACCTGAGTTTTAGTAACTGTATGAGGATTAGATTTATTGGCAATGTGATTATTTACCTTAGTTTCTAAGGCAGTTACATCTGAACCAGTATCGGCAATCAAATCGTCAACGTAAGTTTTCAATTCTGTACGAAGAGCATTGATGGCATTAGTTCTATTGGTAATCTCATTTGCCAACCCCTGTACGGTATTATCCAAGTTAGTCTTATCTGCTGCAGTCATTACACCTGCAGTAGTCTTAGTTGCTGCAAGTATATCTCTAATTAAATCTGTAGCACCTTCATAAGTCTTACCCTCTGCACTCTTAGTTTTATTATTAAGAGTAGCTCTTACATTAGTTGAATTATGGGTAAGAGTGAATCCAGTAAGAATAATTCCTGGAAGAGAACTATTAAAGGTATCATGAGCATTATCTTTTGCAATACGGGCCTCTTGTTCAGCTTCAATAGCATCTGGTAAGGTTTGATTAAGCTTTATTACACTATCGGCATCCATCAGACCAGCTTCTTGAGTAGTGGCTGGAGTTAGAGGGATTACCATCCCATCGGGTTTATCAATGTAATGCCCTTGACCATCCGTAGTAGAATAGTTACATAAGATAATAACATTACGCTTATTTTTGTTAACTATTGAAACCTTACTAATTAAATTTTTAGGCATGCTAGATACCACATCCTCAAGATGCTTACCTCTACTACCTTCGAAAGCAGTACCTGCGATTTCCCCAATGATAAGAGACGAAGTATTACTGTCTACGAATTTAGTACCTGACCAACGGAATTGGTATGGAGGTTCATCATCGGCAACATTTATATAAATCTTACCAGATTCTCCAACTACGGGAGTTTGGTGACCTGCATCAGTATACAATTGAACATTAGTAAGACCTCCAGTGGGGCTTACATCATAGGTAGCATATACTTCAAGTACATCATCTACATATGAAGGCAAATGGTTAGCAGGTACTAACCCATTCCCATCCAATGGAGCAAAGCCATCAGCCTTACCCTTAGTTGCTACAAAGGCATCATGCTTAGCTTCTAGAGTGTTAATGTTATTCTGCAGTTTAGTATCAAGGGCAGTGTCTGCCGCAGTTCTATCAGCAATCTCTTTATCAATCCTTGCACCCAATGCAGTATCAGCAGAAGTACGAGCAGTTGCTTCATCGTTTACAGCTTTAGTAAACTTGGTATCTAAAGCAGTATCTGCAGCTTTTCTATCAGCTACTTCTTGAGCAAGAGCGGCTTCTGATTTACCTTCCAAAGCTTTGATAGCATCTTTACGGTCCTGAACCTCTTGAGCAATATCATTGGGTAATGTCTCATCCAGATTAACTTTATCTTGGGCGGTCATTACACCAGCTTTCTCTGTAGTAGCTGCTGGGATATCAGTAGTCTTATAATCTTCAGGCTCATGAGTATAAATACCCTCTTCTTTTTTAGAAGAGAAATTATGAGTTAAAGTAACATGACTACTTTGTTGACCTACCTCAACTGGTTTATCACCAGATAAGATAATAATATTATCGGGTATAGAATCAAACAGCTTCTTATCTGCTGCAGTTTGTACACCGGCCTTTTCTGCAGTAGAGGCAGGCAATGTAATAGGATTCTGTTCTACTGTACCATCTTCAACTACGGTCTTAGTTGCAGCTATACCTACTGTGGTTTCATTAGGTGTTACTGCACCAAGGGCAAAGTTAGCAGTAGAAATTCTATCCAATTCTACCTTATCTTTCGCAGTCATAGTACCGGCCTTAGTGGCAGATGCCTGAGGCAAATCGAAGGTTTCTGTGGTATCGGCATTCAAACCGTTATCCTTAGTTACCGTTACCGTTACTTTATTAGCATCTGAAGCTGCAGAGATATCCGTCAGAGAATTGGGGTCTAATCCATCTAACTTAACCTTGTCTGCTGCAGACATAACTCCTGCAAGAGTTTGAGTTACCGGGAGTAAGTTCTTGGTAGCTTCTACTTCTTCACCATATTGGTTATTTGCATTATCCTTGGTTGAAGTCTTTACCTTGAAAGAAAGTTGGGTACCGGTTCTTGTTACAGCACTAACATCGGTAACCATGGTATCTGGCAAAGCATCGGAAGTACCTTCTTCAGCTTCCAATCTTTCTTCATGGTCATCGGTAATAACCGTAAATTTATTATCTAATGCCGTATCAGCATCTGTTCTGTCCTGAATTTCTTTATCGATACGTTTACCCAGAGCATTATCAGCAGCAACTCTTGCAGCTTCTTCAGCATCGATATTATCCTGGAGAACTTTATCTGCAGCTTTTCTTTCCTCTCTTTCTGTGTTGAGGTCAGAGGTATTCTGGTCAATCTTTGCTTCCAATCGAATATCCTCAGCTTTACGAGCAGCGATTTCGTTATTAAGCAAATCAGTAATTGCAGTATAACCACCATTAACATTATCTTGAATACCCTGGATTAATTCGAGATTGCGTTGGATATTGGCAGCATTCTGTGTTACCAGAGCATTAGTAGCATTCAGTGAAGTTAACAGTTCAGTCCGTGTTTCACTTACAAAAGTTCTCAACTCATTTACCGTAGTAGTAAGTGTAGTACTTAAGTTAGTGAAAGACTGTTGTAAGGTATTATCACCTTGTTCACGCAGATTCTTTTCGGCAGTAAGCTTATTCTCCAACTCGGTAAGCTTAGCAGTCATTGTAGTTGCAAAGTTGGGGTCATCTCCAAGAGCCTTAGCAATCTCTGCCAAAGTGTCAAGTACTTCTGGAGCAGAGCCAATAATTTTTTGAATTGCTGCCTCTACTTGTTCAGCACTCTGGAAACCTGAATCGTTTAACAACTCAGATACCTTTGTGATATAGTTAGCATGTTCCTCAATGCCATCCAACTTAGCAAAGAGTAAATCGGTAAAGTCATTTGAAGAAAGTACCTTACCGTCTACCTTATCTACCTTCTTAGAATCTAAGGCTTGGTCAGCAGCAATTCTGTCTGCCTTCTCTTGAGCCAAAGCATTATTGATAAGGGTATCTTGGTTAGCTCTTTCGGTAGCTTCCTTATCGATGTTATTCTGTAATGCAGTATCACCAGCTAAGCGGTCATTCTTTTCGGTAAGGATATTCTGGTTAATACCAGCCATGTCATCCTTGTGATTCTGAAGGCTGGTATTAATCTTGGCCTCAAGAGAAGTCTCTTTGGCAATTGCTCGGTCTTTCTCTGCATTAATAGCAGTAGTATTAGCATTTACCTTTGCTTTTAATTCATTCATAGCATCGGTATTACCTGCCTCTAGAGAATCAATACGAACTCCCAAAGCATTATCACCGGCAATACGATTTTCCTTTTCTTGTTCAAGCTTAGTGTTAAGATTAGCCACCTCGGATTCCAAAGCCTGCTTAGTATTATCCAACTTAGCAGTGAACTCAGTACTCAAGGCTTTATCAGCTGCAGTACGGTCTGCTACCTCTTTATCAAGGTTTACTTGGAGAACCTGGTCTGCAGCAGTCCTTTCTACTCTTTCAGTGTTGAGGTCGATATTAAGTGTATCGATACGAGAACTCAAGGCACTATCTGCATTGGTACGGTCAACGATTTCCTCGTTAATCATATCCTTAACTTCCTTGTAGTTATCACCTACAGTTTTAGTTAAGTTTGTGATTGCCTCTGAATTTCTTTCGATATTATGTTGGTTAGTAGCAATTGCCGTAGTATTGGCATTTACCTGCTCGGTAAGCTCATTACGCAAGGTATTGATAGACTCTTGCATACTCAAAGCCAAGTCTGAGATACGCTGGTTAACATTAGCCAGACTTTGAGTATATGCTTCATCAGCAGTCTTTCTTTCGGCAATCTCTTTATCCAAGTTAGCCTGAATTGTGGCATCTGCATCTTTACGGTCTTGGATTTCCTTGTTAAGGTTATCCCTTATAACCCCAAGAGCAGCATCACCAGTAGCAGACTTATTGTCTACATATTCTTTCAGTTTAGTTTCGAGAGCAGTGTCAGCATCCTTACGGGCTTGAACTTCAGCAGCTACCTCAGCACTGTTTGCCTCATCTCCTGCAATACGGTCTTCGATTTCTTGGTTAACCTGTTCTGTGATTGCAGCCAACTTCCTGGTGATAGTAGTTGCAAAGTTGGGGTCATTTCCAAGGGCATCGGCAATTTCCTTAAGAGTATCAAGTACCTCTGGTGCTGAACCAATAATCTTTTGGATAGCAGCATTTACTTCTTCTTCAGTTTGGAAACCGGCATCATTGATAAGCTGGGAGAGATGAGTAATATAGTTTGCCTTCTCTTCAATTCCATCAAGCTTAGCTTTGAGGATATCAGTAAAGTCATTCTTGGTCAAAGAATAACCTTCACGTTTATCTACCTTCTTAGTATCAAGGTCTTTATCCCCCTTTTCTCTAGCAGCAGCCTCTACAGCAATAGCATTGAGCAATTGTTCTTTGTCTTCTACACCCTGCTCTTTTACATCGTCAATTTTGTGTTCAAGAATTAAATCCTGAGCAGCACGAGTGGTAGCCTCTGAATCTATATTGTTCTGTAATACCTGGTCTGCAGCAGTACGTGCTTGAGCTTCTTGGTCAATCTTACCTTGAAGAGCCTTGTCTGCATTAGTACGGTCTGTTATCTCTTTAGAGATTTCATTATGAAGAACTTGGTCCTCAGAATGACGGTCTACCTTCTCTTGGTCAATTTTACCTTGAAGAGCTGAAGTATCAGCCTGACGATTAGTGATTTCCTCGTTAATCTTAGAATCCAGTACAGTATCTGCATTTGTACGATTTGCAATTTCCTCGGCAATCTTTGCCTCGAGTGCGGCCTTATCATTGATATGTAGAGTCTTAAGTTCATTTACACTTTCCTTAATCTCATTATCGGCAGCAATACGTTCATCTTTTTCCTTTTGGATAAGGTCCTTAAGTTCTTTCTCAAGTTCATCATTATCTTGATTTACCTTATCTTCAAGGTCTTTGATATCTTCAGCATTCTTATCTACCTTCTTCTCAACTCTGTCAATTTCGGCTTTTAAGTCTGCCTTAACAGTATCAATCTTCTTATTGATTTGGTCTAACCCATATTCGAGGTTATCCTGAACTGCTGCTACTGCAGCACCCAGAGCAGCTTCGGCTTCCTTAGCACGATTAACCTCTTCGGTTAAAGCAGTACGAAGGTCGGTTAATTTATTAGTGATAGTAGTTGCAAAGTTGGGGTCATTACCCAATGCTTCTGCCAACTCTTTAAGAGTATCAAGGGCATCATCAGCACCATCAACCAAATCACTAATCATCTGTTTAACTTCTTCCTCAGTTTGATATTTCAAATCATTCTCAAGCTGAGAAACTTTGGTGATGTAATTTGCATGTTCTTCGATGCCATCAAGTTTAGCCTTCAACTCATCGGTAAAATCATTTTTCGATAAGTCGTATCCTTCTTTCTTATCTACCTTATTCTTGATAGAAAGTACGAAGGCCCAGAACTCATTTATAGTTCCTCCAAAGCCAGCTTTAACAAAGTCATCATAGTAACCCTGTAATAACCGCTGGTCTATTTCTTCGCAGGTATAATACTTACTTACATACATATTTTATAAAATTTAAGGATTAATTACTGCACGTTGACGACCCAGTAAGAATCCCGAATCGATATCTCTGAATGGTTCTCCCTCTGAACCACAGAAGGCATTCATTGGTATATCTGGATTTTCGGGGTCTACATCTCCACCGTCTTCTATATCTCCCCGAATACAAGCATAATCGGGAAGCTTATTTACACGGAATTTCATTACCTGGCCTATACCAGGATGAGGTATTATTTTATCCCAGATATCACCGAAGTAATCTTGAAAGCAGGTGACAAATTTGTTTCCGGTCATTGATTGAAATGCCGTTACATCATTGCCATTACCTTTCATTTCAATATGAACTCCAGATGTACCATTAAGGATAACCAGATTACTATCAAACCAGATTCCACTGGAAGTAGTAATTGGGGTCCACCTCAGTACTAACATCTTTGCCATATACTTAATTTTTAATCTACAAATTCGATTTTGGTATCTCGGTCTCTCTTTAGGATAACCATGAAAACTAAAGCCTCATCCTTTGCCTGAGCAGTCTGAGTATCTCCAGAAGGCTTATACGTTATACCATTAATTACAAACCTATCTTGTTCCCAATTAAAATCCCAATAACCATCCGGTGTAAGATAACCGATTTGTTCTATATAAGATTTAGAAATTAGTATTGATAAGTTTTCGTCATCCAATTCTCCTGAGACGGTTGCCTTGTTGATAGGCCAGTTTCTGAAAGCATTGTAGTAACACAATGCTTCGATTTGGATGTTATAATATTTAGGTATACTGTCTTCGGCATGACTGAGAAGCTGATTAATATGTTTGGCCCAAGTTATGGTTTGTCTACCAGCATCCCAATCTAAGAAGTCAGTGATAATTTTCTTGTATCTATCCCAAGAGCGGTTCTTTACCATTCTCCAGGGTTCTTTTGTCATAACTTAGTTAAGATTGATTTCTTACCACCTTTTACTGGAATACTTGGATTTGGTCCATCTAATACTCCAGGTTGCCTTCTGTTAACTACTTTGGGAACTACGGTTCTGAATACTTCATAACAGAACGGTAAGTAGATTTCCAATCGTGAAGCTAACATACAAAGGTTCTTTCTTAATTCATCTATTAATCCACCCGGTTGCATTGCTTGAGAAAGTGTTTTCCATAGGGAACTTGTAGCATCTGCCAAGGTATCATAATATTGCACTTCAGTGGGCCCAGTAGTGATTTGTTTTATCCTATCACCACGAGCAAGTTCAGGTTTAGAAGTACCATCACCAGTTTGTTCTTTGGTAGATGTTAATTGACTTAGGTATTCGGAAGTACTCGTTAATAGATTAAGTATCTTCACATTGAGAAAATCCCATGCTGCCAATTCCATTATTAATTGGTTTTCTAGTGCTTCATACCATAATTCATCCGTATACTTATCGGGGGCAATTGTATGGTTTACTAGAGGTCCAATGTAATATTGCCACTTAGTGATGTAAATAGATTTCTCTTCCCTGGTCATCACATCAGATATTTCTGAAGGGATATAATGGTCGATTAAGTTATATATTGTATCGGCTAATGCCGTATGCCCATAATCACAAACTACCAGAGTCTTATCTACGGTGATATCTAAACCGCTAGAGTTAGTTACATGTAATGTTACGGTATAGAAACCGGGAGTTTCATAAGAATAGGAAACATGTCTTCCACCATTGAAAACCTCTCCCTTATCATCGCCAAAGTCCCAGTCAAAAATAGATTTGGCCGGGACTTTGGATATGACTCTGAATGAAACTTCCAGACCTGACGTAACGTACAAAAAGTCCAGATTGTCTTTCATATTAGTCTGTCTTATGTAATTTTCATAGACTACCCTTTAGAAGAGGATTCAAATTCTTCCAGCAAAGCCTGAAGAAGTGTTTCTACTGTGTCGTCTTTGTCTGCCACTATTTCGTGTAAACCAGCTACCAGCTTCAGTTCTTCGAAAGAATAAGCCTTGGAAAGTTTCTCCAAAGTCATACCTTTCTTGAACTGAGAATTCAGTCTCTTATCCAACTTTTCGATGTCGGCCTCTGAATACTTTTCGATTTCTGATTTATCGGCAATGATAATCAGATGGCCAGAAGCAATTGCCTTCTGAATTTTTGGTGCACGGAATTGACGATGAGAGAGTTCCTTATCTTCTCCTCTACAAACGGTAATACCAGTTGATTGGTCATGAAAACTGTAAGCTCTTGGTCCCACAGTTACTGTATATTTTTCTTTAGCCATATTTCCTAAGATTTAAAAAGTGATAAAGAGAGGATGAGTCTTTTTAATTACCCACCCTCTCAGGGAATTTATATAGATGAAACCGGACTGCCCTTATTATTCGAGGTTAACCATCAAATATGGGTCTACGTTCATGAACTCGGGGAATCCGAATTCTGAGAACTTCTTGTCAGCAGCCAGCAATATAGTTGCATCCTGGTACATCTTAGAGAAGCCAGTAGTCAAGCTTGCATAGATTGCCTGAGTCTGGTTAGAAACGATTCTTTCCGATTCAAGCATCAACTGACGAGCGGTAAGCTTAATCAAGGCAGCAGAGGTATCAATCAACAACAGCTGTTGGTCAGGTGTTCCCGGATGGATATAGAAGTCAGCATTCTTGGGAACCGGAGACTTCACATTCAGTGTAGCTTCGGTAGTACCAGAGTGACGGTCTTTAAATTCCGGTAAGTTCAGCATTTCGATTGCTTGGTCTTCACCACCAATCATAGTTTGGAAGTTACGTCCCATACGAGCAGCACGTACCCAAATATGCAGAAGGTCTTTGTAAGTGATACCCTTGGTTGTTTCGTATACACCAATTACTGGGGCTGACTCAGAGCCATCAGGGTTGTTACCATTGATAGCCACGTCCATAGCCAAAGTATCCAAAGCATAACCCAACTGAACACCAAAGTCACGAAGGTAGATTCCCAAGACATCGAGTGAAACGTAGTTACGAACTTCATCAGTAAGTTTGAAACCCTTCCCAATTTTGAAGAGGCTAACCGATTTTTGTCCGAAGCTAACATCACCCAATGGGATAGTTTCTGCTTCGTTAACCTTTGCAGGTGCAGCATCAGACATGTTAACCATCGGCATGATTGCTTGCAAGCCGTTGATAGATTGGTCAGATGCAATGATATTCGGATAGAACGGAGCCTGGCGCATACCCAATGTGATGGCAGCACGAATGATTTCCGGAACAATCCAGCGAACATCTTGCTGAGGCATTGTGAAGATATTCTGCATAGTATCAACCTTAGGATTGATGCCCATCTTTTCGAACAGTTCATCTTGTGAAATACCCCATTTACCAGTAACTAATTCTTCGAGTGTTACCTCTACAGGCTTCTTGTCCTGTGAACCGGAACGAACAGCTTCCAAGCTTCTTACCATTTCCGGCAGCTCTTTCATAAAATCCTGAGCCTTCAATTTTGTAATATCAATTTGTCCCATAATTTTCTTTGGTTTAGCGGATGAGTACTTGAATCACATCGTTTGCCTCATCTGCAGGAGTGATGGCAATGAATTGAGATTCGTCTGTAGAAGCTTCGGCGATTACGAAACGGTCATGCAAAAGGTCTGCAGTTGGGTTAATATAACCGCAATCAAGAGTTTCTTTTGCAACCCAATTCAAAATCATATAGCCTTGAACTGCTACGGTTACTTCTACTGGAAAATTACGTTGAGGTTGATAAGCAGGGTTAACGTTATCCGTTACTGCTATACCCAGATATACCTGGCTACCAGCACCTCCCGGGATAAACGGTTCAATTAAACCGTCGATATCCAAAGCAACTGCCATGCCCTGTACAATCTTTGTGTCGGCTTTTACATTGAAAGCCTGGTGCAACTTGTGTGATTCACTCTTGTAAATCACTGCTTTGGGAGTTCTTTCCCCAAAGAGAGTCATTTGCTGAGGATTGTTTACGATTTTAGTCATAACTCTAATTTATTTATATGATAACTTATTTTAATTTCTTCTTGTACAAGCCATCAAGTACACTGCTGGTTGAAGAAGGTTCTTGGTTCTGAGTAGTGTCTTCAGTTCCAGTTTTACCCTCGGTATCATCCTCGGCAATTGAGGAAGCACGGTTGACGTCCTTAGAACCACATTTAGAACAAGTGAGAGGGAACTTCTCTTCCAAGCGAGCTTGGTAATCCTTAGTCAAGGAAACAAGAGTAGTAATACCAGTTGTTTCTGCATTGAGCATCGTAACGATTGTCTCATCTGCATTTTCACCCATCAACTTCTTGTAGGTTTCTACGGCATTTTCACGGAGAGAAGCAATGTGATTCTTTCCTACAGTTGCCATTTCCTTCAAGTTTGCTACCTCGGCATTCAGATTTGAAATCTGTTCCGTAAGAGAAGTTTTCTCTGTGGTAAGATTATCTACTGAAGTTTGCAAAGTGTTTCTGGATGATACCAAATTTTGAATGCAGGCAACTACTGTTTCCTGATTCATCTCCTTGCCTTCTTCCAGGGTAAGCATATTATCCCCGAAAAGGCTTTCAAGAAATTTTTCTAATTCGTTCATATTATTTTCGTTTGAATGATTATCCTTGGCATCATTATCATTAAAAGAATCCCGAGTATCGTTTTCTTGAAATGATGATAAGTCCGATTTATAATCCGTAAAGAAGTATTGCTTCGATTTATCATCTCGGTATTCTTCATAGGATGCCCAAGTTCTTTTGGCAAAGGTTGGGTTAATGATTTTACCATCCGAACCAATTTTCTGGGCAAATGAATCAGCACCATGTGAAACTAGTGAGGTCTCAAGGTAACGAACAATTTCAGTAACTATTCTTCGTATCATAACTCCCTTGGAATCATAAGTACCCAGTTTTTGATAAAATTCATTATCCTCCATTTGGGGATGAGATTTATCCCACTTGAATTGTACAGTAACCGAATTACTATGAATTGAAGGAGGTTCCATAAGGATGCCTCTAGCAATTCTTGGATTTGCCTTACCATCAATCTTCAGAATACCATTGATACCTGCAGGGATTGTAAAGTGACCGTCTTTATAGGATTCCTGCCACATTACTTGTGATACAGCTCCAATAGCATTACCGATGTTTGTTTCATGGTCACAGTTTACTGTTTGACCAAGCAACATCTTCATAGAAGCCTTTAGTACTCCATTTTGACCGAAGTCTGTAGGATTCCAATTTTTCGATACGATTGTTTCCGAAAGTAATCGGAACATAGGTTCGATAAACTCTTCGTCCTTAGGAGTTAATTCCGATTTGTCCAGGTTGGGATAATAAGTATTATAATCTATATCCCCTCCCCAAAATCCAAATTGAGCAATGGAATCCGGTGTAGGGTTTTTCCATTTGTAATAATTCTCTGAGAAAGCCTTGGCTCCCACTGCTTCTGGGATATACCCAGCCATAATGGTATGGCCTTGACCTATCACCATAGAATCAAGATGCTCTTTGTTTTTCTTTGTGAATTTACTCATCTTGCTTTAGTATTTTGGTCTCCTCGAGAAGGAGCCGGGTTTGTCTTATCTCTTGACCTACGAGCAGATTGGTTTTTATCATCCTGCCTTTGTTTCTTCTTGGTACCCTCTTGTGGGTCTATATTACCACCCTTAGCAAATTGGTCCTCAAGTGAAACTCTTGGTTCCTTTTCATCTGGTGAATCATAACCCATTGCCCAAGCATATTGCTCTTGGCTAATGATACCTGCCTTATACAATAAATCAAGGTTCTGTATCTTATACTGAAGACCTTGTTGGATTTTAACTTCATCAGAAACTGTAGAAGTTCCCCAATCAATCTTCATTCCCTTATTATTAAATCCTGCCAGACGCAGTTCTAGAGAATAAAGTCGGTCCAATACATAAGCTACAAGCATTTGGATATTTTTTAACTGGCTAATCATCTTAGACAGCATTATACCCGTTGCACCTTCACCAGTAGTAGATGATACCCCAATGATAGAGCCATTAACTCCCAACCCATTTGCTACAGATTGTTGATTCATATGCCAAGGCTTCTCGATATTACCGAGTTCCTTAGTAGTAGAATTGAGTTTGAATTCATGGTCATCTATGTAACCAGCAACTACTCCATCCTTCATACCCTCTTTAACATTACGTTTAAGGATATTAAGTTCATGGTATAATCGGGATTCATAAGCTTTTATACTCTCATTTGGTCTTTGTGGAGATTTCTGCATCTTAGCTTCTAAGAAACCAACCATACCACAAATCTCCATGATATGTTTGAAGTTAACCTTCATATCATTCTGACCCTTGAGAGAATCTAATGCTGGCATAAATGGAGGAACTCCATAAGGTTCATCGGTATCATTGAACATACCAACATAGAAATAAGTTTCTGGGTTAAGCTTAATATAATCTTGTTGCTTAACAAAGAAATTCATATTCTTTTGGTAAGGAGAATACACCCCATTTAATTCACGTTTAAACTTGATGTGTTCTGGCTTAAGGAATAATACAGTAGCCAAACCATCAAGCTTATCATTTGGTACTCCTTCTACGGATATTGCCCCACTTACAAGAAGTTGAACAATCATTTTGTTAACTAAACCATCTATACCAGCAGTATATCTGGTCCATCCCTTGGTGGCTTTCTTAAGATGTTCCCTCATCTTTGAAGCCTCTTCATCGGTGTTATTAGGGAAAGTTACTGTATGACTGGTGTTAGCTAACTTAAACATATCTTGTAATGCAATGCCCATATCGGGATTTACCTTATATAAATCCCGAATTAAAGGTATCACATCAACACGAAAAGAGGGTTCAACTAATTTAGTCAACCCTTGTAATGATGTAATTAAGTTATCACTATCATCGTCAACTGAAACCCTACCAGGTGAAATTGATGTGGCAGGCTTTTCCTCTTTATTAGAGGATGTACCATTCTTGGGAGGGTCCTTCTTACGTCCCCAACCCCAACTAAAATTGAAGTACTTTTTCATCTTGGTTGTACGATTATGTTAGTTTTTCCTTTCCTTATGTGATTACATATTGCTTTTCCGAAGATATCATCATCTGCATATACATCTCCTTCAAGGTCTACATCTACCGCTGAATTATTAGCCCTATGTTTACCCATTGCAACAGGTCTGCCCAAACCATCGTATATGAAGGTATAAGCTTCTTGTACAAAGAATGGGTCCTTAATGGTTACGTTATCTAATCGAATATCTTCTTCTAAGTTTTCTATTATCACTGAACGATTCTTTTGGGTGGTTAACCACCCAGGGGATTTATCCATTTCAGGTCTACTTTTACCCTTTTTCTTTAACATCTTCTGGTAGTAGTAAAGGTTAGGGTAGCCTTCATCTTGAAGTTTAGAGGTTACCGATAAACCAACGTCATTGGATTCTGGAGCTATTACTGCCCAGTTAAACAATTTCCCAGTATCACCAAGTAACTTAGCATAAGCTCCCACTGCCATTCTTCCCTTATATACTACTTGTTCTTCTCCTAGCTTATCCATACAAGTGAATGAGGAATAGTCAGAAGCTCTACCAGTTGCAACGTCAGCACCAATGAAATATTCTTTGTCAGATTCTGGTTCACAGAATTGCCTGTATTGACCATTGAATCTTTTCTTTATTACTGGATAATCACTAAGGCAGTCTTCGATAGCCTTAATATCAGCTAAATCGAAGACTGTATTACCTGATGACAAGAAGTCACCGTCTATTTCTTGTGCTGTTCGTTTTGAACCCAAAGCAGAAGACATTTGGTTATACCAATTAATATCTCGTTCTGGGTGCATTTGCCAGTATAATCGAATTGGGTTAAAGGGATTACCTCCTGCAATGGCATCTACCCAAGTTGAGTGATAGAAATTACCAACTCCATAAGGAGTGGAATTGACGATGGCAGCTCCACCAGTGGAAAGAGTAGGAAATGCAGCAGCCCAAATTTGAGCAGCCCATCTTACTACTGCTGCCTCGTCAATTACCAGAAGAGAAAGGGATTCCGAACGACCGGCTTCGGATGATGTCGGAATAGATTCGATAAATGACCCATTATCAAATTCTATCATGGAAGCAGAACCATATTCTCCAGCTCTACCGTTGATTATGGGAGTTTGAAGATACCATGGAAGATTTTTGTACATAAACTTAATCTTCTTAAGCACCTTCTTAGCGGTGGTGTCTTTAATAGAGATGATGTTTATCTTTTTGTTTGGATGGTACATCGCCAACCAAAGACAGTACATAGAGATAAGTTCTGTAATCCCTGCCTGACGAAACTTAAGGATGATATTGAATCGTTGGGCAATGAAGTTGTAAAGAACCGATTTTTGAAAGGGGTATAAATCGAATCTTACCTTTCCTCTTACTGGATGTATCACATAGCAAAAAAGGCTAAAAAAGAAAACATCACTAGAAACTCGGGATAGGTTTGATAGTTCTTCCCGAGTTAATGTAGTTCTAGTTTCTGAGATAGTCTTTGCCATTACTTAAAAGTTATACGTTATTTGAAATTCGATGTCAGTACCTATACCAGATTTTATCTTCGGATAGTAAAAGGTATTGACTCCGAATTTGTAATTAAATCCCTTAGTCTTGATTGAAAGACCAGCTCCCATATCGAAGAGATTATTGAAAGGTCTATATTTGCCGTAAACATAAGGCTTAAGTGATAACCTTGAAACTTTCTTTCGAGTTAATTGACCTTCATACCAGTTGTAGTTGTACTTATCTAAATCGATTGGGAATAATCTAGTTGAATAAGTGTTAGTCTCCTTATTGAACAGACTTAAGTTCAACTTATCTTTCTTCAAAACAATTTGAACCAGGGAATCTTGGTTACTGATAACTGGTTGCCTTAGTATGGAATCAGGAAAGAGAGTTGGCTGCTTATTATCATGAACTAAGATTTTACCTGGTTCAATTTTTTCTGAGTACTTCTTCTCTGGTTTGAAGGGTTTCTCTGTGTATACTGTATCTGGGATTTCATTGACCGCTAGTTCCAGGGAATCAACCTCTCGAGAAAGTTTGTAATTCCTGAAGCAAAGGTAAATAGTAAATCCTAGTAGCAAAAGGAACACTACGTTTTTAAGTGTCTTCTTCATCTCGTAACTTTAGATAATTATCTTTGGCAATGAACTTATCGATGCAAAGATGGGTTAATACTTTCATACTTGAACTCAAATCAAGAGTCGGTATTCTTAACTTAATCTCCAAACCCTTAGAATCTTCGGTAATGGAAACTTTAATTCTTCCTCGATGATTCTTAACAAGTCGGTTATATAGAGCAGCAACCGTATTAAAGATTGCTTTCAGATTCTTCGGTGTAACTTCCGAACGATGTAAAATTTTCTTAGTCATATCACTGTAATTTTTAGGTTCATACGAATATAGTCAACTAGCTCTAAATCAGGTACTTGGCATCAATTTGCCAAGTCTTGGTACTACCTAATTCATTCAAAATCAATTAGTTAGGTTTGTGGCTTGTTTTCCTTTCCCTTAACAATCCCTATCCTTTCAGAATTGTATTTTGGAATTATTCCTTTCCTTCCTTCTTACCTTCTTACCTGGCTAATAGCCATTATATATATAGGGGGAGGTCACTGAAATTAGGGTACACTTTTAAGGCATCTTTTAAACCAAATACCTACCTCATAAACCGAACCCTTGGCAATTGTATACCTTGCCTTGTTAAGCCAATAATGGTAATCCTTAAAATTATCCTCGAATGTATTACCATTTTTGTGAAGGTAAATTTTAAATTTATCAGGGAATCCCATAATTGCCTTAAAGTCTTCGATTCCCAAGGGGTAACCATCCGGTCTAAATTGCCTATCTGCAGGTCTAAGAGTTAATGGGGGTTTATCATACTCCAATCTATATACTCCTGGAAGAGTACTCATCTTTGCAGTTTTGATAGGCCATTTCTTTTCATCCTTGAAATCTCTAACCCAGAGTCTATGTATCTTTGCTACTGTGAGATTTTTCTTCTCGGGAAGCTTTCGATAGTCATACATTGCCAGAGTTTTACTCATGAATGGAATCTGGTTAGTATTATTTTTCTGAGAGAATGTGAGCGGTTTAAGTAGATTTCTAGTAGTTGTTGGAGTTTTTACTTGAAATACTTCATCAAAAGCATTCAAGTATTTCTTACCGGTCTTTTTATGTACTCCAATGATGAGTAATCGCTTCCTTGACTCCTGGGAGTTTCCGTAATCTAAAACTGACCTTTCATGAAAAACTAATTTATAGTCTTTGAATGTTTCCTCAAAGAAATCCTTGGGAAGCAGTGTTAGCAGTCTTGGTAGATTTTCTATAAGAAATATCTTAGGTTTATACTTGAGTATTGATGCAATTACTAGATTAAGACTACGGTTATCTTTTGGATTGCCTAATTCTTTTACTTTAGATAACCTCATTACTGAGGCTGCTCCACAATCGGGGCTTGATATAATTATGTCTACTTTCTCATCGAATTCTTGTAAACAAAAGCCCTTGTAAAACGGTATATCTCCAAAGTTTAATTTCCATTGTTCTTCGCCCGGAGTGTGGAATACTCCCCTTATCTCTATGTTCCCTAACAAATTCTTCTTAAAATGGAACAGGAGTGCACCCTGTCCAGCGCACACTCCCAATACCCTTAGTTTTTTCATTTCTTGTAGCTTCTCAATTTAATGTACTTAATCCAAGCAAAGGGCTTACGGTCTTCCAAGTAACTCAGATTCTTATCATTGTTGTGAGCTTCTTCTTCGAAACTTACATCATGGTATCTTTCATTCTGTTTATTCCACTTGGCAAAGCACAATATGATGAAATATTCGATGATATACCAAAGGTAGAAGAATCCAAAAGTCAGAGCCACTACCCACCAAAAGGATATACCAAATGATAACCAGAGTATGATACCAAGTACTAAACCCACTATACTACATTCAATCTGTTGTACCTGATGAATACACTCATGATTGATATCATCAGGTTTACACTCTTCTACTTTGTGTTTGAAGAATGAGTTATACACCAGAGTAATGGCTTTGTAACTAGGGAAAAGAAATACTTTTGCTACCCAGCTGTTAAAATGACATCTTTTCATAATTTACCTTTAAAGTTTTCGTAAGCATTTCTTAGTTTTTGGTCGTAGGCATTCTGGGCATACCCGGGACCATTGTATTTTCTGGCAAAGCCAGCCCAGTCCTTTTCTTTGAGATTACTCAAACAACCAAAGTTTTTCATGAAATAATACATGAGTTCTAGTTGATTTGCATGAGATTCTGACATCTTATGAACGAATTCGAAGACATCTTTACATTCACAGAGGTTGTGATTGAACCCACAAATCTGGAACATACCCCAACTTGCAGACTTCAATGCACATTCTTCGTCAATTTTTTTGGCTAATTCGAGTCTTTTGTACTCGTGTACACCTCCCAAGTACTTCGATTTATCCCATTTAGGGAAGAAAATCGTAGAATATCTCTTACAAAGGTAAGCTAAATCCCTATCGGGGAATTTTTTATGTACTTCTTTATACATAATGTGACCCTCAAAGAGAATTTGAGGCCTACCATCAGCTAAAAACCCGTCTCTACCAGCTGCTTCCACCAATTGGACAGCCTTCAATAGAGCAGGTTCTAGACCTAAGCGAATAGCAAGGTCTTTAATCATTTCATTTGTTAGTTTATCCATAACTTATCAGTTTTAATGGTTCAATTTTAGTAACAAAAGTATTGCTTATAACCCATTTTTAGGATGTTTCGAGGTTCTATTATCATATATAACTTATAAATAATGCAATATGGACAAGAAAAATGAGTGCCAGATATGTGGCAAACCAATTAATTTAGAGGAATTTGATGAAACTCGGGAAATCCCTCAACTTATGGCAAGAAAACAAATTTGTTTTCAATGTGCTTTTTGGTCTAATCGATTAGCTTATGATAAAGAGCTTGAGAAAGAGGGTAAAATTGCGGTAATTACTCCAGATTATTCTCACTGGGTAACTAAAATTCCCGGAAATATTTTAATGGTGCCCTCGGCTTTTGGTGGTATTTACCAAACTAAACTCCAACCAGTAAGCACTCTGGGAGTTATTGATGAAGACCGAGAGAAACTTTTCATTATCCGTTATAATAACATCGCTCACCAAGGCACTATACCAGAACATCTAAGAGATGCTTTTAAAGTAAACGGAGTAATTCTATCTCCACAGGAATACAAAATGCTAGAAGATTATCGGGGCAATGCCTATGAATTTATTAAAAATATGATTGATAATGCAATAAATAAGAAATAATTTCGTATATTTGCATAAAGAAAAATTCTTAATAAATAAAGATATGAAAAAAGAAAAGAAAGAAATCAAAAAGCTTAAAGAGGGGGATGAGGTTCTCTTCACATTATCTGGAAGACCCATCATTGAGAAAGTTACAGTGGAATCTATCGATAAAAAAGGTGGATTCGCAATGCTCAGTAACCGAGTAAAAGTTGCAAGAACCTTGGGTCCTGATGATACATATCCAAGATTGGATGGGCAAAAGGGAGAAGTTCGTCCGCTTACCGAAGAAAATGAAAGAGTATTCCTTGCATATAAGGCCTATTTCTCAATTAAGAGAAACATAGAATTACTTGATAAAGGGATGAGAAGTATGAAAGATTCGAAAGCTTTCGATATGATGATTGAATTTGATAAGAAGCTTACCAAGATTATTAACAAATACCTCAAAGAACAATGACTACTGTATTAGCGATAATTTACTTGGTATGTTTGCCATTCACGGTATTTTTTGTAAGGGCTTGCTTGGATTATTTACCCTATACTCACAAAATACACTCTCTCGTTTTATTCATCTCGGTATGGATAGTATTACCTCTATTTCCGATTTATCTATTAATCAGATACATAAAATACAAATTACTATGAGATTCTTTTTTGATAGAGACGGTGATTATGCTGGGACATCAATGCAAGGGTGGGAGATACTTCTCCTACTCTTATTCCCAGTTACTTTAATAATCTTCTTCGTATTCTTACCTTTCTTCATATTATATAAGTATGATTCTAGAGAAGAAGATAAAAAATACGAAGAAGAACATCCAGAAATACTAAAAGTAGATTCTTATATTACCTGCTGGTATCCCTGGCATAGATATTCTGTTGCATATACACTGGCTCTTATATTCTGGGTAATTGCTTTTATAATTGGGATATTATCTTAAACTTGGCTTTTTACTTGCCCAATAAAAATTCAAATCTAATGGATATTTTTTAGTGGGGTTAAACCTACTGGAGAATACAGGAGTATCATTGTTAACAGGGGGAGTTGAAATTTTTGTAAGAGTATAGGAACCCAATCCAATTGTTTTTGTTGTAAAGTATGAATTACTTGGTAAATTGTAGTTAGGACTAAAAGCATTACCATTCTTATCGAGGCAGGACCAAGATAGCATGTCGAAATTTGTGGGGTATAGACTAACAATATAGATATTAATAGCATATCCATTTTGATCTATTCTCAAATTCTTATATTTGTCACCCTCATACATAAATCCATTATCACCAGTACTAGTGGTAGTATAAAAAAAAGCATCTGTGTCTACTCCATTTAATTTTATAGGCTTAAAACGTATTTCCCAGTATTCTTTTTCTTCGGGAGTAGTAATCTTAAGATTTATTTTATTACCAGATTCATTTTGTGTAAGTACACAAAGCCCAGAAGTACCGTCATATTGTGCAGTAATCTGAATACTATTGCTACCTTTGTCTTCCTCCAGAAGATAATCCGAGGTATTATCGATGCTAGCAGAATAACCAACCCCAATAACTTCGGACCCTTTACCATTTATATGTTTAGTTTTCTGGGATTGGATAATCCATCTCTCAGAGTTACCCCTCTTGATGGTAACAGATACATCTTGGGTGGATCTCTCCACTGCTCTAAAGTTTATTTTTTCCATATTTTATAAAGTTTGGTTTATAGAAAGAACTTTGATATTGTAATCTACCAGAGGATAATCCGAAGTCTATGATATTATATAATCAATATAAAGAATTATGAGAAAGTATCAGTATCAGATTTACTACCATACAAGCAGAGGAAGGTACTTCATTAAGATTAGGTATTCCTTCCTGGGATTGGTGTTTTGGCTTACACTTAGAGATAAGTATTCAAGTAATATAGAAACCTTCCTTGATAAGGATAAGGCAATTGAAAGGGCAGAAGATTATTTAAGATATTTATACCTAAAGAGAAAAAATAGTAGGGTGTTAAAGGTTACTGGGAGAATAGATATTACCAGTAGGTTAAAATCAGTGAGGGAGGATTATTAAGATGGTGAAGGTTGAAACAATTAGGGATGATAATGAAAAGAGGATTCTTAAATGCCAAGAGGATAATCGGATTTGGTATCAGATATGGATTACCCAATTGGATATGAATTGTATAGAAAGGTATTTTGATGGGTATGGTGAAGTTAAGAGATGGTGGTTAAGGAATCTTCAACAGTATTATGTTTTCTTTTATGAGAAGAAAGGTGGTAAGGTTCGAGGAGTTCTTGGGAAAGATAGGACTAAGGATTTAATTCGTGCTATACTTTAATTAGTTGCCAGAGACCTAACATCCCTGGCTTCTTTGTGTGTTATGTGAGCATGTGTGGTTGTGGGATATCTAGGTATGCCCTTAATACGAGGAGTGATTTTTGTGTGGTACTAAAAATGTGTATTTGCCTTCAAGGTACCCCTTAATGTGAGGGCTTCGAAAGTTGTGGTACTAAAAGGGGAGTACGGTTCCGTTAAATTTAACATTTGAAAATAAAAAGTAAGGGACAAAGATTTTTTTTATTTGTCCCTTTGCTTTTCTTTAGTCTTTAAATGTTTCATTATCGTCTTTCAAGATTTCTTTTAAATCTTTATAGCATTGAATTGTTAAATAAATTACACCAACAAATAAAAATATATTTAATATCATAACTTTTATTTTTAAGTGAGTAGGGAAATATTTCCCTACTCTGATTTGTTTTTCTTCAAAGAGTTTTTCACTATTTCAAGCCCTTTTATTAGAATTGCTTTCTTTTCTTCTTTTGTATTTTCTGATGCAATAGAATTAAATGAAAAATCATTCAGCGTATAGACTTGTTTATAAAAGTCTATAAAGCCGTCAATTAGTTTTTTATCTGCATTGTTTGCAATCGTGGAAAGAAAATTGAAAGTTACATTTCTGAACTTTTTGCGTAACGATTTGATTTGCTTTTCGTTTGCACCCTCAAAAAGTTCTTTTTTGTAAATTTCTGTTTTTGTCCCTAAAGACGTTTTGAAAAGTCCAGCGTTTTTTTCTTTTACGCTTTTCAATACGTCTAAAGCAATCAAACTATTTGCTTTTGCGTTTGCACTTGCTTTTTCTACATTCACGTTATTAATTTGCTTTTTCATAATTAAATTGCTTGAAAGTTTTATTATTTATTATTTTTATTACCTTTTCAAATAGACTTTCAAGACTTTTTAAACTATTCTAATAAGGTGGTATTTATTTCGTTTCTGTATTGCAAATATAAGAACTATTTTTTAATCTACAAAATTTTTAGAAAATTATTTTCTTAAAAAGTTTTAAATAAAATTTTTCAAATATCTTTTTGTTTTTCTCACATTGCAAAGATACGGACTTTATTTTAATCTACAAACATTTTCAAGAAAATTTTTTGAGAAAATGAATATTTTTATTTTCAAAATTATTTTTGTGAAAAATCTATAAATTCAAAAATTTATTGCACCCTAAAAAGGACTTAATATTTGCACTTAATTTTGGAGGTTCACAAGGGAAATCTTCGCACGCTTTGTAGTGGGCATATATGATATGTATAAGGATATTCCTATATGGCCTATGCCTGTCCTCTTGAGAGTGTATTATATACCTGTATATTGAAGGCCATTAATCGACTAAGGTGATAAAGAATTAAGGCCGATTAGCTATATCCCTATTATTGCCCTCTATAAACCTATATGGCCTTATTGAATAAGGCCATATAGGGACTATGGTAAGCCTATAGGGATTAGGATAGCCTATAATGGCTTACTAAGTTAGCGTAAGTAAAAACCCAGATACCTAAGTTAGGCCTGGGTAATATTCTTATTCTTGGCAACCTATGGTACTATCTGAGTCTAGGATTATTATATGTTCTGATTCATATAGGGGTTCTTGGTTTGTGGGTTTATTCGTTTGGCAATGGGATATAATACCGGTATAGATATCGTATAAGAAAATATGTAGGCCTTGGGGTTAGGTCTAGTTTATTGATTTCTTCTTGTTCTCTTAGAGTCCAGGTGTCAATGGCATCATCCTTGAGAATCTTGGCTAGGTATTCGAAATTGGTTTCCATTGTGATATATGTATTATAGGGTTAGTATTCGCAATATTCTCGTTCAAGGAATATATTGAGATCCTTGAAAAGTTTGATACCTGGTATAGGACCATCATTTCTGTCCCAAATCTCGAATTCGATAAATTGGGTCTCATAGCCTTCTATATCTGAAATAGAAAGGAGATAATTCTGGCTTGGGTCAAATTCTTCAAGGAAAACTTCGATAGTAGCCTTAATCCTAATAGGGTGAGTATTAGTAATGCCTTGTACGATTTGTGTTAATCGGTTTGATAATTCTTCTGTGTTCATAGGTAATGGGTTTTTAATTATTAATACTTTATTTATCTGATGCAAATATAGATATTATATTTTAATTATGCAATAACCCTAATTGCCTTCGTAGGTTATTAAGGGCCTTGAATTATATTTGCCTTAGTCCTTGAGGCCATGAATGGAGATTGCCATTTACCTTCCCTACCTATAACCTATATTATATAATACCTAAGGGTTCTTGGTAATCAAGGTACCCCTAAATCACAAAATTGTCCTAGAATACAAAAGTTAATGCTAATATAAATACTAAGCAAATAAATTACAGAGTTACTAGGAATATTACCTAAATATGCCCCATGAAGGCCTTAAATCCTATAAACCATTTAGCCCTAAAACCTAACAAATAATTTACCTATATCACAAATCCTATTGCCTAATCCTCAACCTATATGTATTATATAATACCTAATATAATAACTTGGTGAAGGTAATCAAGGTAAATTGTGATGGCCATTAATCGACGATGTACTAAAGCTATACTACCTACATACATAGAAGCTACATAACATACCTGTATTATATAATCCCCTACCTTCGAATTACCTTGAATGCAATCTATAATATAATACATATAAAGGGTACTCAAGGCAATCGGATTTAGAGGCCATTAATGGTCGGATTTTATTGCCTTTTTAGGCCTTTTTAGGTTTGCCTTTAAAGTGTGGAAGGCTATGTGGTATGATGGCTAGCTCTTAATGTATAGTGGCTTTGTATAGTAGAGGGGTTATCACTTGCCTTGTTTGCCTAAATCCCCAAAACCCCCAGCGAGGTACCTTGATATGTATTGGGATATATTGATTATGTATGTAGTATAATAAGGGGTATATGTGTATTGGGTATTTTATTATATGTACCTTAGTTAGGATGGTAGCTTAGTTAGCGCTATTGAGATTTTCTTTTTATTTTTGTGTTGGGGGGGGAGTATTGGGTTATAGGTATATGGTTAAGTACCTATAAAGGTGGGATAGTGATATTAGTGATAAGGTATATAGGATTAGTATTAGGGTTTGTGATATTATATACCTTAATTTGTTTGTTGGGTGGGAGTGCTTGTGGGCTTGGTATACTTTCTCATTGCGTATGAGGGTTAGGATGGTGCCTATGGATAGGATTATTCGGATTATGTGATAGATGATATTCATTTCTTTTTGTTTCTTAGTTTCTGTTGGGTACGGAGTAACTTATTATACTGGGCTTGGGGATCACTTAGGTATAGAGTGTAATCATTTTTGTTACTGCCCGGATTAGGGAAACGTTCTGTCCAAGTATCTTGGTGAGGTATGTATATTAGGTCTTTCTTTTTCATGGTAGTGGTATTATATCGATTATGGTTATATCTCTTAGTGGGATTTGTAATATTTCTCTTATTTGTAATCTGATGTGTTCGGAGTGGAGGTGGTTGTTGTTTATCTCTTGGTTGGGGTACCTTAGATAGATATTAAGTTCCTCAGTTCTGTATGGGATTACCATTTCCTCTGTGAATCCCTCTGTGTATTCTTTAGTGTGTCCTGGTACCTCGAAAGATACCAGGAATTTCCCTTTTGTTAGCATGGTTTTATTTCATTGGTTAGGATTCTTATATCGGTATACTGATTCATGTATTCCCTTTCTGAGGATATGTCAAGGCATTTGCATGCTATGTAGTGGCCGTACATTGATATACCTGTTTGATAGCCTTGGTCTTCGTTTAGGAAGTTAGCTAATGGTATCTTGTCTACTGAGCATATCTTCTGATGACCTGGTAAGGTTTCTGAATCCGTATATCCTACAAAGTTATAAGTATCAGTGTTATCGGTCAGGATAGCAAATATCTCGATTAGCCAGTTAAAGTCCTCTAGAGGTACTCTGTCTAACCATTCCCATCCGATTGGATATTGGTTTACTGTTATTGTTGGTTTCATGATGTTAATTGAGTTGAGGGTTAAACATTTGTTTTGGTTGGCCTAATAGGCAGCAATGAAGATAACCTGCTTCATCGAGGATTCCCAGTATAAAATATCGATTGGTATCTCTGGGAATTTCGAAATAGAAAGCTGGTTTCATGTCGCCATCTATGAATGTAAAAACTATCTGAGTGTTTTCTAGTAACCCATTTAGTTGTACATGAGAAAGGTAGTTATAAATAGCTTCCCTTTGATTTCTTGGGTTTTTATCCCATGAGATGAGCATATCGTCATACCAATTTGGATTATCGCATAGCTTTTTAAGTTGTTGTTGAATATACGGTGTCATGATTTGAAGTAATAATATAAGTCCTCGATTAGTTTATCCTGTTCTTCCCATATAGTATCTGATACTACGTATTCTGATACGAAATAGTTATAGAAAGGCCCAAATAGTATTAAAAATACTATGTCCTTGAGTTCGATATTGAGTTGTTCCTCTTCTTCGGTAGAACTGGGTTTGATTGCCTGAAGTTCTGCCTTATAGGATGCCGTTACGGCATCCTTTAGGGTTTGAATATATTCTGGGTTAGTTTCCTTAAGAATACTTAATTGTGATTTGAGTTCTTTACTTATCATGGGGCTTAGCGATTATGGATATGAATTCCTGTGGATATTGAGTATAGAATAATTGGTAGTTCCCTGTGGGCAAGAAGACTTGCATTATATTTGCAAGTAAGGGATAGATTTTCCATTGGTTTTCCTTTAGAAACTTGTTCCAGTCTTCAGATTCTTCTGGATAATTCCCAGATAGTTGGATATGGTACTGTTCCTGGTCAGCAATAAATAGGTTAGTTACTACCTGTATTTCATCTGATTCCTTTTTGTATTGGGTGATTGGATACCAGATGCCTTCGGTTTTCCATTTATTAAGTTGGAACAGAGACATGCCCTGTTCCAGTACGTTGAGCAATTTATATAAGTTTACCATAGTGATTATTTATTTAGTTGGTTAAATAATTCTGATACTGCAAGTTGTTGGAAGATTTCTGTTTCCCTGTGGTCTGATTCCCATTTTTCGATAGCATTGTAGATATTGGTATATTGGGATATCATGTCCTCATCTTGTTCATCGTCTTGGATAAATTCCCGGAGATGTTTTTTGAGTCCGGTTATGATATAATCCTGATGTTCAGGGATTAATTGAAGAACTCCGAATAGGATAGCCTCTACCTGTGAGGGTGAATCATCATAATATTGGTCATCAGCACCCTTTGTTAAGTCCATGTGAGAAATAATGTTTTCCCTGAGATTTTCGAAGAGAACTTCCTCTGAAGCATATGTGATGATATATCCTGAGATATAAGCAGCAAAAGGTTCATCCTCTAAGTCGATTGAATAAACCTGGATATTGGTAGCTTCCTTGTTAATGAGAAGACCATCGGAGTAATCATAAGTATAAATGGGGTGGGAAGCAAGCAGTTCCCGGATGGCCTCTAAATTTTTTAATTCTTTCATAACGTGTCTATATTAAAATTATTTGAGAAATATTTCTCATTGCAAATATACAAAATTATTTCTAAACTTGTTTTTATAACTACTTTTATTTTTATAAATAGGGAGGTTCTGGGAGGTGTTTTGAGTGCCTCCCAGAGGGTTTTGTTAATATTGCCCTGTCATAGTAATGATAATGAAAAGGGATTAGTATAATTCATCGGCCAGTATTGGTTCCTTGGGCTTATTTAATTTCTCCTTAGAACGTCTGGTAGCCCAATTTTCGTAGGGTTTGTAACTGAATGTACGAGTTGTCTCATCGTATGCAGCATATACCATTTGTTTACGGGATATTCTCCTCCCGTAAGTTTTCTTAAGATTAGCAAACCAATCTAGATACTCCTGTAAAGAGTTAAAGATTTCTTTGTGCCCGTCTAAATCATTTTTAGGACGGGTTTTCCATGTTGCTTCTATATAGCATTGGTGTAAAGTGATTGAAATAAAGTATCGGCACCAGCTACCACCAAAGATAGTGCCCGTGGAGAATTCTATCTCCCGAGCAACTAATGGACTAACGTTATACTTTGTCATGCGATTGAGAAATTAAGTTGGAAAATCCAGTTGTTTCTATCGAGTTGATTGAATGATATGAACCTCCCATCGTTATCGGTAAATTCATTCATGAATTGAACTGCAGCAGATGCTAATTGCCCCTTATAGGGATTAGTATCGGCAGTTATGATTGATTCGAAAATGAAAGAATAATAGGTAGTATCATAGATTTGTACCTGATTAATATCCAAGCAATTGAGTTTGTAATCATCCTCTAGTTTGATTAAGAGTCCCATTAGGAAATTAAGAAGACTACCCTGTTCATCAGAGTCAAGTTCAAATGTAGATTTCTTTTCTAAGAAATTGCGAACTACCTTAGTTAGTTCGTCTGCTTGATTGTAAGTTACTGAGTTCGTTTTCATATTTTTGTCTATTTTAAAATTGATATGCAAATATAAGCATTTTTATTTTTATAGAAAAATATATCTAATTTATTTTTAGGGAGGCTGAGGATGTGTACACGCTATGAAAGGCAGTGGATTAGACTGCCTTTCAATTATTAAGGTAATTGGGGAGTTAGCAAATATAGAGCCTCTCTTATAATTGAACTCTCCATAGGTTCTAAAGAGGGTTCCTTGTTCATTAGTCCACCTTTCTTCTTTTCGTTTTCAAATACTTCATGTATGGCTTGCTTTATTTTAGTAGCTAATACCTCTGATAACTCCTGAGATTTAAGAGAGATAAGTAACCCTTTTCGTATTTTCTCAACATCTTGGTTATTCTCAGTAATGGGTTTTGCTTCTACTAATTCTTGTATACCCGAGGAATATTCATCTAACCGTTCATACCCCAAATGTTGTAGGTCATTAATGAAGATACTGAATTCATCGTAAGTAAGTCTAGTATCAAAACCTACTCCATGATATAGTTGTACTAAAGGAGTAAGGATTCTTCTTAGTGTATTGAAATCCTTTAGATGGTCTAATTCTATCTCTGACCTAATCGGTACTTTATATACCTTTTCACCCTTCAGTACCACTAGCAGAACCATTAGTCTTGGTGGTAGTCTTTTCTCGTTCATAAGCAAGTTTTTGTATTATAAGTTGTACATAGGTATTCCTTTCCTTATAGATGAACATTACCGAGAGAAGTATCTCATGTTTCGGTAATATCATCTGTATGAAATTGCCTGGAGCAATCACTGTAGCTACTACTGGAGAATCTTCCTGAGAGAAATTCTCCAGTATCATTTCTGCCCTCTTAATTGGTTCTGGCTTTGTTGGGTCCAAAGTTAGGACTGGAGCAGTTATACATTCCTTGATGCCCCGTGTTAAGGCATTATATAACCATTCATCTTTTATATCCTCTACTTGGAGGTTTTTCATTGTAATCATATCCTAAACCTATTTAAAGTCCATACACCCAGGATATTAGAGAATACCCATAGTTCCCAGTTTTTATAAAAGTTATAGGGTTTACTGAACTGGGATGTTTGAAATATTATCTGGCTTGGTGTTCTAGATAACATTTCTGCATGGCAAGTTAATACTCCAGAGGATAATTGAACTTTAAAAGCTTTAATTACATCCTCATCATTTTTAGTCTCTACTGAGGTAAGTAATTTAATAAATTCTACCTCTACACCTTCCGACATTTTAACCTTTCGGAAAGCAAATTTCTCTTTATTCTCCATTTTGTTGATATTTAGATAAGAACTCTTGAGCTAGTTCATCTTGAGTTCTTTCGATTATATTCTTTACGATTGTTTTATTTTCTACTCTAGCCCACATATATAGCATGCCCAATTGAGCATCCATATAGCAATCTATAAGAGATGGGTCCTTTCTAAATACATCCCATTGTTTTACGAAATTCATTCGAACCAAATCCCTATAACCCTGGTCTGATATATCTTCTTGGTCTATATAAGCAGATACCCTTTTTCTTACTTCTAAAAGAATTTTCTCTAAGCTTTCTGGTAATCTAAAATTTTCGGGTAAACTATGATATACCAAATTATTCGGTATTAATTCCTCAAAAGTAAACTGATTATCGAATAGTTTCTTTGGGTATCTACCTGAAAATATCAAGGGTATCTTATACCTTAGCAACGATGGTACTACGTCGTATATAGCATAATGTTTCCGATATTCCTGATAGACATCGAAATATAGATTCTCATCGAATATACCAGATTTCCTCATTATTGCCTGTAAAGTATTATAAGCAGCATTGATATGAGTATTACTCAATTTGAATATTAAGTTGCCATTTTTAAGGGCAATGAGTTCACTACAGCATCTCTTTCGTTTAAATAAGTTCATGTGATTAAAATGTAAAGTCAATGTATATTTTCCTTGTTCCCTTGAGAAATTTTTCGTGATTTGAGTCATCATACTTATGGCAAGCATAAGTCTTAGATGATTTATCATAATGGTCTCTTACCCATACTGGAGCAGTATCAGTTGGTTTTAATTTAAAGTATGTACCCTGATTAACCTTGTTAACCCGAGTCTCTTTGTAAGATGTCTTTGGTAGTTCCATATTTTTGTCTATTTTAAAATTGATATGCAAATATAATTCTTTCTTTTTAAATATGCAATATCCGGATATAACTATGGGAGCTTACTATTTCGGAGGAATTGAGATGCAAATGAGCCATCCTCTTTTTCTTCTTTCTCAAAGTCTTCATATTGATATAACTCTGGGTCTTCTTCGTCTGGGTCTATACGCATTTTGATTTCTCTACGTAGTTCATGATGTTCTTTAGAGAATGAAGACATAGCTCCCTTATAATCATCAGTAATTTGCATTAACTCTGCTTTATTAAGGTTAAGACCCTCTTTACTTGTATCTACTCCTTCTTGTTTAGTAGCAACTACTTCAGGTAGAGACTTAATGTCATACCTATCCTCCAATAGTTTAGCCTCTTCTGGTTTATCTAATACCCTTTGTGATTCCAATACGATTTGACGTGCCTCTTCAACGGTGATTGCATTTTGCTGTGTTACGTTGTTCTGTTGATTAAATTGGGCAAAGATATTTGTAGTACTTCCTCCAGTAAGATTACGTACTATTGATTGCAGAGATGTAGAGGATTCAAGCTTTAATTTAAGGGCCTTTCCCAGCTCGGCAGATATAAACGGTACGTATTTCCCTCCCTGAGATTCTCTTAGGATATTAACCTGATGGGCTATTTCCATACGGTCTTCCAAAGCCCATGCTAGTTGTTCTCCCATTAATGCTTGTAGTAAATCTTCTGCCTTTTCTTTATCCCATATTCTAGAGCTTAATAGCCTATCTCTCATAAATACCCGTATGTAGTTAATATCTATACCCATACGGTATGAGAATGTATTGATATCATAGGTGATACCACATAATACACCATTACCCATCAGCCATTGATTAATAATGTAGTTGTGTATCTTTATCAGAAGTTCATCATTTGGGTTCTTCTGATATTCTAATGCCATTGCAGTAGTCCCCATAGGTCTTGGGAATCTTACCATTTTATTTTCCTTTTCTGACATACAAATGAGATTTTCTAATATCGGAACTTTCATCATAACCTACATACTCTAAATCGTACATTACATACAAATTCAAAGATAGGTTATAGAAATATCCCTTATATTTTTTCTTACTTACTGATAAATTAAAAGGTTCACCAGAGATTAGGTCCCTGGTGAATACTAAATTACCTTTCCCAGTGATGGGAATATTAAGGCAAAGTTTATAATCTCCTACCTTAAATTTATTCCCATGCAGGTCTGTGATTTCCCTTGCCATAGTTTGCCTTTTTATGGTTCGTAGGTTTTTTTGTCTTGTTTACTACGGTTATTGGTTATCCCCTTTTGCTCTTCGATTAATTTCTGAACCTTTGGGAATAACCTTTGCCTTAAAGGAACTACCTGAGTAGCGAAAAAGGCATTCCATAATTTCTGGGTTAATGGTTCTCCTATTTTAAGTTCTGAGATTGCCCAGAATTTAGTTTCGAAATTCTTAACTATTTCCCTAAATCGGTAGTAGTATATATTGCCAGTCTTTTTATCTATCCCAATTGTGGTAGTTTGGCAATAATCTAGAAATTCTTTACCTAATTCGGATATAAACTCTTCCCTTTTAAAGTCATAATTCTCTTGGTCGAGTTTAAATAATTTTACGTAATCGATTGCTTCCATATAGATTTAGTTTGTGATTATTAAACGAGGTATACTTTCATCTGTAATCTGAAATAAGTACCCTCTTACATCATCCTCATAATAAGAGGACCAATATGTTCTTCTAACTCTGAAATTATCAAGGATTGCCCCTTTGGGTATTCCAGTAATAAATAAGCAATGCTTAGGCATCATTGGAGTAATCTCAAATTTCCCATCCTTGAAATTACCATAGGTACCGTAGTCGGGCATATTACCCGTAAATCCAGTATTCTGTAATATGTCTTGAACCAGGGTAGTTTGGGGTATTTCCTTTTGGTTACATTCTATGGTTAACTTCGATTTGCCTATATATAGGTCTTTAACTATTTCTCTAAACATTTGTATACGATTATATGGGTAATACCATTTTTCTTGAAGTAAAGGTTATTCTGTGAACATTCCTCTAACTTCTTTAATTCTCTTCGAGATTCAGTACAAATTCTATCAGATTTCCTTAATATATCTGATACATTATCCCAGATGGGTGCCATTGGTTCTACTGGCCCTGCATAGATAACCTTATGTTTAGTTTCTATTTGGGGATATTTAGATTTATACTGATATTTGCCTTTGCAATAAAGTACGTTATACTTTTCGGGTTCGTTTCTTTTTTCGTTTTCCATTTTTGTTAGGATTAATGTAATCGGATATTTCATCAAGTTGCCCTAAAAGCAATGCCTGAATGAAAAGGTTTATAGGCCTGAAAAAGAAATTCCTTACGTTATCAGTATTTATATACCAATCGTAAACGATAAAGAACTTCTTAATCTTGGAGTGCTTAAGTGAATGTTGGATTAGATAGGACTTACAACATCGCTTATGTAAATCGACAAGTTCTTTGTCCTGCTTAAGCATCTCTTTATCAGAGAAGATAGTGTAATCCATTTTGTATGAATTGAGATGCCCAGGTAATTATCCCGGGCACCTGGTTAATAAAGGTTTATGCAACTTGTTCTGGTTTGAGGACCTTCTTTTTAAAGTCCTCATAGGATTTAGCCGCAGCCTTGAATTCCTTAGAGTTTGTATCTTTGATACGAGCCATTGCAAGTTCCAATCGATGGAGTTCGTTTCGAGTTTGTTGTCTCCATTTCTTCCGAGCAAGTGTATCAACTACATCGGCAGGGTATACGTATTTAACTTCCCGATTAGAAATTACCTGTTCGATGATGGAGGGTTTTTGTTGTTCCTTAACTTCCTTGACAACCTGTTCCTTTTTGGAAGTTTTGGTTTTAGGAGAGAGTTCTACCAATTTAGCATTGGCAAAATTAGTGGCAGCTTCTTGAGAATCTTGTACCAATTCCTTTTTAGTCTTTTTGGCCTTAGGAGCAGAAGCCTTAGCAGTCTTAGAATTTTTAATTCCTTCAAGTTGTTCGGCAACCTTAGTTGCAACCAGGTTAGTAACCTTTGATTCATTCTTTTTCATAACGTCTATATTTAAAATGTTAGTAAAATGATTAATTTCTTTTTCTGATACAAATATAAGAACTTTATTTTAAATAGAAAAATTTTATTTGAATTATTTTCTATTTGCTCGGGTTAATCGGCTAGGAAGTCGAAGATTTCTGGAGGATAGTTAATTTCATCCTCTGGGTCATTTATGTAATCTTCGTAATCCTCGTTATATTTATCGTAAATGTTATCTTGTGATGTATTTGGTACCCTTGTACATCTTTCAGGATATTTCTTTACGAAGTCATAGGCTTCTTGAGTAGTCATTACCTTGTCTGAGGTAAATTCGTAGGTTACATAGGAATAAGTTTCACCCAATCTAGAAACTTCATATTGCTGGTATCCAGATTTCTCAATCTTATAGATTTGATTTTCTGGAATAGTTTCTATTTCTACCCTATACTTATACCATTGTTTCTTTTGCTCCCTTTCTTTTGGTTTAATACCCATGCTATCTTGAAGAGAGATTAACTTGGTTATGGGACTTTCAAAATGAGAAGGAGCAGTGCTCACTTCTACTGGATGAGTTTTATTCTCACCAATAAAGTAAATCACTGCCCCCAAGGTTACCAGGCCCAATATGAATTTAGTTTCTGAGTTCATAACCTGTAGTTTCAAATTTATTTTTAATGTTCTTTGCAAGGTATTTACCTTTTGATTCTGCTTGATGTAAACCGTTGCAGATTTCATAAGGTACATCATCATAGCGATAAACTCGATTACCTTTAAAAGCAACCCAAAGTTGTTTTTTCTTTGAGTCATAACCAAAGCCCTCAATATTAGAGGATTCGCAAGGAATCATTTCGATTCCGGTGTTCATTTCTACTGATTCTAAGTATTCGTTCTTTTTCATGTCTATATTAAAATTTTAAAAGTGTTAGTTCTGGGTGGAATTTGAGATTTGCCCTCTGGAATATTGCCCAAGTACCAAATACTCCCTGAGAATTAGTATGTATCCATTCATCTTCCATTCTGAACAATATGTGAGAGCATACCAGCATTTGGTATTCACTTAGCATATTTATCAGTTGAGGGGTATTCTCCATTTCTACGTATAATTCAATGTGATCATCTAGTGCTCGAATTATTTCGTCATCCTCAATCTGAAGGAGTTTTTTGATTAAGTCTTGGGCAATATCATTTCCATTTTTAACGTCCTCTTTGATTGAGTTGAGTGATTCAATCTGAATACCAGCAATGAGCTTTACGATGTCTTTTGTTTCCTTGTCCATAATTAAATTTTCTTTATGCAAATATACGAAATTATTTTATATAAAATACTCTTTTAATAAATACGGAGGTAAGTGTTAGCGGTTCTTGATTTCTTCCATCTTTTCCTTTATGGAGTCTGGGAATATAGCATCGTTTACCCATCTTAGGAAGAATTTAGAAGGCTTCTTTTCGGGACTTAGAAGCAATTGTCTCTGTTCAGTAGAAAACTTAATCCTTTCGGATTCTAACATATACTTGGGAAGTTTAGTGAATTCTGCCTGAGAGAAGGAGATTACGTTTTTACCAACTTGGGCCCTTAATGGTTTCTTCCTTTCCTTATAGAGATATGGGATAATCTTTTTCGAGGGTCCCCCAAGAATGCTAAAACCAAAGATTACCATTGGGTCAAATTTATCTGCTTTTGGGTCCTTAGCTCGTTTGATACATCTTGCCATCCAAGAGAATGAATTTGGATATTGCTTATTGTCCGTTGCTTCTCCAACATCTTTTTTATTGAACTCAAATCCGGGAAAGTGAAATAGAAAGTCTTCAGTAAGGATAAATACAAATCCCAATCCCCTAAGATATTTAATAATATCTTGTTGGCTTTTACCCTCTTCAATCATTTTTTCTACATCTGCAAGAATATCCTCCCTTGGTGATTCCAATTCCTTAGTTGTAGACCCTGCAGGTCTTCCTCTGCCCACATTAGGTGCCTTAGCAGGCAATGTACCAGATAACCTATCTAAGTATTCTTTGAAGTTATCAATATCTTGTTTATTAGTAAGAGTTACTTCTACTCTTATGGGACCGTTATGCTGTACCTTTGGACCTGAATTCATCTCGGTATAAGCATCTACCAACCTATCTGATAAGGGAATACCATTCTCTGATAGTGTAGTGATTCTAAGTTTTGGTTTATATACTTCTTGTTCCATTTTCGACTTAATTAGAAAATAAAAGGCCTGAACAATTTTTATATTGCCAGGCCTTCTACCATTATTAACGAATACTCAAAAATATGATAAGTAAAAGTAAAAAGTGCTCTTATTAATCTTCTTCTTTAGCGGCCTTCTTTTTCTTCTTGTCTTTGGCCTTCTTATCTTTCTTATCGGAAGCCGGTTTCTCTTTTACCTTTTCTTCCTTCTTTTTCTTAGTTTCCTTTTCCTCCTTGGGAGCCTTACCTGAAGCAAGTTTTCTTTGCTCCATACGGTATTTTTTCTTCTCAGCCGAAGTCATTTCTCTGCCATCGATGAGAGGATAATCGTATTTGGTAGCTGTTCTACCACCATTTCCTTTCTTTTCCTTTTTCTCTTTGGCAGCCTTCTTCTCATCTTTTTCCTTCTTCTCTTTTTCCTTGAGTTTTACCAATTTCTTGTTGTTCTCTTGGTCAGCTTCAGGATAGGCAGCAGCAACTTTGTCTCTTTCCTTATTGAGCTTGTTTACAAGTTCGGTAACCTTTTTACCATGTTTCTTGTCTTTGGTCCAATCCTTAGTAGGGTCCAACTTGTTCTCTTTAAGGTAAGCATCCAAAGCTTTCTTAGCCTTTGTGAGTTCCGGAGTCTTGGATTCCGATTTACTCTTCTTTTCTGTTTTCTTAGCCATTTTCATTTATATTAGGTGAATAATTGAATTTCCTATTTACATAATACCATAGTTATACCTTCCTAATTTGGGTTGGGATTTTTTTAATTTCTAGGATTTCTAAACTGCATTGTTTTAAAACTGCCTCGAGTTGAAGTATATCTTCTACCTCTTTCTGAGATAAGTCCGTAAAAGTTTGTTCAAAAGTTTCTTTCTGTTCCCCCCTTATAAAATTAAATTGGGCAACAATATAAGTCCCATGAAGTTTTTTATTCAGGGCTCCTTTAAGAGATATGAGTTTTCTTTTCAGATAATTACTCTTCAACCTATGGGATTGGTATTCGCCTTTCTTACCATTACTAAGAGCTACCTCTTTAAGGTACGAAACATAATCTAATTCTTTGAGAGTTTGATTAATGTTTCCCACTAATAATCTTAAGTCTTTTTCCATTTGGGTCTTTGCATTACTTGGTTAGATACTTCCTGAGTTTCTTCTGATAGCATTTCTCTTGCCTCATTTATTATATTGATGGCAAGTTCCCTTTCATCTGGTCCCAGGTTTAATTCTTTATCTTCTAGTACATCAGTATAAGTATTTATTAGATTATCTAATGCAAGTATTCGAATATTCTTTCGAATAGATAATTTTTCTTGGTCCATAAAGCATCCCTTTTAAAGATTAAAAGCCCACTACCTTCACAGGCAATGAGCTTTTGGCTGAACAACGTCCTAAATGTGGGGTTGTTACTCTATGAAATTTAAACTATTGCAGACGATATGTAATCGCTATTTTAGGATGTGCCTAGATTAATCTTCTGATTCTTCCTCTTCTTCTTCCTTAGCCTTTTTGTTTTTCGGAGAACAAATAACGCCATGTCCTTTCTTAGACTTAACGGTAAGAGTTCCCGGAACGAATGAAACTGAAGTTGATACCGGTTTGCCATCCGTAACCAATACAGAAGTAACCACTACACCCTGATAGCCTTCCTTGTTCTTAACGGCATAACCAAAGTTCATTACCTTGGATTTGTCGTTAATGGCAATAACATCGATTTGCTTGCTGTTAGGACGTTGTTCAGCCGGCCGATTCTTAAGTGCCTCTTGACGAGCCTTGCGTTTAGCTTCTTTTTCGGGGTCTTTTTCTTTATCCCCTTTCTTCTTGGAGTCTGATTTCTTTGTTGCCATAATTTTTAATGTTTTATAAGTTAATGGTTATTATAAGTAAACTTCTACGTTTATTAATAGTTGATAGTAAAGGTAGGGAAATTTCCCTACCTTCTTTTAAATCTTGAATACGGTTACCAGATTACTTTTTCCCTTTCTTGCCTTTACCTTTGGCTTCTTTCTTTGCCGGCAATTTGAGACCGAGTTCTTTAGCTATTGCTTTACGGAGTTTTTCGATGTCGTCTTCATCATAATCGTCTGGGTCAGTTTCAAGGTCTTTGTCGTCGCAGACATCCTCAAGTTCTTCGAAGTCCATTTCGGCAAGTTCTTCACCGGTCAGTTCTTCCTCTTCTTCTTCCTCTTCGGAATCATCATCATCTTCCTCATCTTCCTCATCGTCATCATCCGATTCCTCATCGTCATCATCCGATTCCTCTTCTTCTTCCTCTTC